CACCTGGGAGAAAATAGATGAAAAATAATCCAGGCTTCGACTCATAGTAAGAGTTAGAAGTGTACTGGATAAAGGCTCATACCATCAACCATAGACATTGCAAGATGGCGCGGGTGGTGTATAATGGCGGGTCTTTACACCACCCGCACCATGATTTAATGCTATACCGACATTACTCCATGCATTCTCATGTCTTAAAATAGATCACCGGAGAGCTGCTTGGATACACTGCCGTTGTATTACTTTTTGAAAAAATAGATCGAAAAGGCAAAGTCGTTGTCTCAAGGCTCCATACTCCATTATCGTTTTTAAGGAGGCCGTAGTAATTTAAGCCAGTAGATGATCCACTGCTATATTGTCCTACAAGCCATCGGGTGTTGTTGATAAAAATAATTTCCGATCCTAATTTTTGAGTCGTGGATGTACCTGAGATTATGGGTGTAGGGTTATATGTCCATGCAGTACCATTATACGTCGCCATATAGATGGATCCCTTACCATCAGAATTAGATCCATTATACGCCCCTATGAGAAGAATAGTTTTATCCCCGGATAATGCATAACCACTCCACCTCCCACCCCAGTAAGTATACATTTGCGGCAGCTGGCCATACGGCCATCCGTAACCAGGACCTCTAGCCACTTCTGTAAAAGAAGACCACGCGTTGGACGATATAGAAGTTCTAAAGGTATAAACACAGATACCGTCATAGGCGTAATCGTTTCTATACCCAACAAATTGAATTATAGTACATAAGTCTGCACTTATTAAAAAAACCGGATTACCTGAGCCTGTTGCTTGACCTGCGCTGTATGGGGTTGCCACAGTGGTAAATTCAATAATATTGTTTGTTATTGTAATAATTTTAACACTGGTTAAAGTATCGTGATAATAAACGGAATTCCAAACAATAACCATGTGTTGAGATGTCGTATATTTATAAGCAAATACACCGCCTTCTACAGCGGGAGAACTGCTATTCACTCCATCTAAAACCGGATCGGCTATATATACGGGGGTGGTCTCAATACTCCATGCGGAATTTTCAAACACTGTTCGGTAATAGTAACCCGTCCATCTGTTATTTATATAAGCCGATGCCGCATATAGCCCTATACCTTCATTCGTAATATAGACCGGTATTAAAAATCGCACATAAATACCGTTCATTACACCACTTGTTTGAGTAGCTAGCTGAACGATACTTGATATTAACTGCGATGTTTGCCATGTATTCTGTGCTATAGAAATAGCCGATATAGCGTAAATATAAGAATAGGTACTACTTACGCCGGTGTAACCATCAGCTGCTGCAAATATTATTTTTGTACCATCCGGTGAAAAAACAATACTGGTATAAGCTCTTGCATTGGTATGAATTTTTGTTAGCGTATTCCAAAGTCCACCGCTATACGTAATGGCATACAGATCATTGGTAGACGTTTGCTTAAAAATAAAAACAGTACCGTCGTCAGATATTTTCAACAAAGTATATCCGCCCGATATTGTAGTTACTGCCTGAAAATTAACAACCCCCCCCCGATACACCACTATTGCCAACCAACATTAGTTTAGAAATCATTTTTACACCTCATGAAATTAGAGCATGTTTGCTTAAACATGCTCTAATTATTTATAAATATAGTTTATTGAACGATTGTACAGGCGTCGATATAACGCTGCAATCGTGCCGCAGCATCCGCATTCTTTAAGTTAAACACCGGGATATGGAGCCACCCGGCTAAGACGATCGGCAATCCAGCGAATCCCGTCTGACTCGTACGATCTTTACCCATCTCGACGCCATCGTCGGTATACGTGATCATGAAGCGAATCGGGCTGCGTAAATCTTTACCGAAGACGACGGCGGCATTCCGGTTCAGGATCGCCTGGACGGCGGGCTTGAGGCTTTCATAATTCGGCTGTGCACGCCGTATCAGCGCTTCCGCATCTTTATGCGTGCGCGTATAATTACTCTCTTTTTGATTGAAGTCTTTCCACGGCAGGTGGATCTCCTTATGTTCTGCCGCTGATTCAAATGCCTCTTCTAACGGTTGGCCACCGCCGCCGGTCCGTAGCGTAAAGCCTCGCCGATCCAGCTCCGGCGCCATCGTCTTAGCCCACTCCAGCCATTCACCGGCGATGTCTTTATTACCGGTGACGGCATACGGTTGATAGATGACGCCATGGGTCGGTTCGACAGGTTTCGGCACGAACCGATTGCCGCCCTCTTTGCGTGGAAAGCCGCCGCCATACCCGCCGTCTTTACGGGGATACCCGCCCTCTCGCGGATAGCCGGTATCGCGGCTATAGCCTTCCTGACGATAGCCGCCCTCACGCGGTCCTGCATAGTCATTCATCACACCACCTCTTACGTTAATTGAGTCTGTACGTCGTAGCGGGTGGTACTCAGTACCGACCCGTGTCGCGCCTTTAAGGCCATCAGCAAAATTGTCGATGAAATCTCTAATGCTGCATTGCTCAGCCCTTGTGGGTTATCGGCTAACCGCATACCGGCACACGCTTTACAGATTGTATCTTTCAAACTTCGGCAGTACATCGGGCTACGCACGGTCACGCGTTGGCCGAGATACCGCATCACGTCATCGGTCGGTAAAATCACCTGCCACCCTGAGCCCGTCCAAATCGCCCGGCCGGATAATTGTTGGATATCCACTTTCGTAAAGGTGCGAGGCAAACCGCGAAGTGTCCCACAATCCTCTTCGACGATGGTAAAGTTACCGACGGAGCGTACCATGACTTTAGCCATCGTCCCGCCTTTCTGTGTCTCTTTAGCACGACTGTACGAGGCGGCCCGGGCATTATTGATCATCGCACTGTATTGTACCGGGTCGGTCGGCCACCCTTCATCGAGTGCATTCGGTACGACGGTCGGCATCTTACCTTCTTCAAAGCCTTGGTTAGACCCGAGGGTCAGGTACATACTTTTACGGGCGATGTCCGTGACTTTACTGCTCATCAAAATACTGTTGTTGGACGGATCGTCTTTGAGCCAAGCGGCATCGTATTCTTTTAATGCCTTTTCAAAGGCCGCCAAAGTCGTGGGATCATTCAGTTGTCCTTCATACTCCTTCAGCAGTTGTGCTTTAAATGCATCCCGTCCTGCCGGAGCGACGATGTTTTTCGGTGTCGCTGCATACACGCATAACGGTGATAGGGCTTCTAAAAAGTTTAAATTTTTAGCAAACACCAGCATTTCATCGACATAGAACACATCGTTTTGCCGGGTCGCTCCGATCTCCGGGGTATCGGTCAGTGTTTTAGCTAATGTCGTTTCAATAGCCCCGATCTTGAACTTACCGGTCACAAATGGGTATTTAGCACCGAAGGCTTCAACCAAACAAATCCAATTAACCAACAGGTTGCCGAATTTTGTCACGACCGGGGCCGTGATGTTTGGGCACCAGCTCGCATCCAACTCCGGCGTCTCTTCTAAAAACTGAAACAACGGCTGACCGGCGACCGCTGTCAACGGCACCAACCGGGTCGGCTCATCCGGTGCGACGTAACTATACCCGGTCGGACTCTGCACCAGCCGGTACGGATACGGGTCTTGTAAATAGTCTTGCGGACCTTCTTGTGTCAAACTTACTGCAGCGATGATCCACCCGATCCGCTTATAACAGCGGGCCTGCAGTGCATCTTTCAAATAGTGCCAACGATCCATCAGGGTGCTCCGTACAGGCGATGCATCCGACCGATCCAATCTTGCAAAGCTTGGGCCCGTGCGTGCATCTCCCGCATCCCAATCATCTCCATTGCATGTTGACGAGCGATGTCACTCAATAACGCACCCTCCTGCAACGTATAGTTACTTGGGCTTTTCAAATCCTCCATCAGTTCAGCGGGGGGCATCGGAAAGACTGGTGACATCACCACGGTTCGCGGCGTTCCACAGGCGGATAAATTCAGGAGGCACAGTGCACTGAGTATCATGGTGTTTCGTGACATAAAGGGGTACCTTTTTAATGATAGTGTGGCCTTGGGTTTGGATTGTGCGGATCCGATCGACGTAGACTGTCTGAACCTCTTTGACTTCACTGGCGGCGATGCGTTTCAGTGTGTCGAGTTGGACCTGTTGAAGGGCGAGGAGCTGCTGGTCGTATGCCGCATGATCTTGCCATCCTTTATAATAGCAAGCTGCACACATTATCAATCCAATGCTAAGGCCGATCCATAGTCCATTCATGCGTTTAAACATGGCACTTAATGAAGTGAATAGGATACTCATGTCGATTTACCGTGTGCCAGTGCTTTTACCGCATCCAGTGCGGTATTTGCAGTATTCGTAGGCGCTGTCATTGCTTTCTCATAATCGGCAAAACCTAGACTCAGCTTGACTATTTCAATGTCTACTTTTTGGATGGTACTCAATTGATTCAAAAAGACTCCGCTGTACTGACGATACGTCTGGCTAATCGGTAATGCATGCTCATCGGAGAGCAAGATAATTGAAAAAATATCGATAGCCAATTGACGGACATTCGTCTCTTGCCACGGCAGGCCAATGACGCCTTTATATAAGTGAATCGGGCGACCGGGTAAAAAGCCTGAAGCCGCTAAGCGCACACCCAACGCCCGTTCATCTTTTAAATAGTCTTGCAACGCTTTTAACCGCATCAATATTTTATCCGTATCTGCGACAGTCTCTGCTTGCTCGATCACTCTTTTTTGATCCTGCTGTGCGATATAGGCCCGCATTTCGTCAAGTAGATTCTCATCGAAATCAGCCAGCTGGTCCCAGCATTCTGTCACACTTTGAGTAGAAAGAAAAGCAATGATCTCTGGCAATAATGCATCCGCTGGCATACTAGACTCCAACCATCGAGCAATCGTACTGTAATCATCCAGGTCTTCAAACAGTTTAAAGGCTTCAGCCCATTCGTTGTACTGCGGGATCGTCGTCTCGTCGTGTAATACGATCGTGTGCGCCTGCAGTACCGCTTTCAATTGTGACCGAATCGCCATCAACACCCCGTCATATATTTCATTCGGATCGTAGTATTCAGCGGTCATCAATAAATCTAAAATAGCCGTCTCGTGGTCAACGATATTATACGCCTCCAACAGCTCGAAACTGCGATGGAGTTCGACTACTAAATCGGGCATGTAATTTTGAGCCAGGTATTCAGCAATAAACGGATCCATGAGATACTCACAGTAGTAATTTATTATAATCAGCCTTAATCTATTAGTGGTCACACCACCTGATGCGCTGACGCTTCAATACACTCTACAATAAGTGCCATAGCATCTTGTACATCCTTTCTTCTTTTATTGGAGCCCTTTTATGTCTGACACCACCATCCCAATAGATCATAGCTCAGATGCCCGCAGCATCCTCATGTCTCAGGAAAAGATCCAGGCCGTCTTGCATCCGACTGAGAGCCCGGTACCCGAATCCGACGTACTCACGTCGAATGAGCTGAATGCCATCCTGGCGGGCGACTACGCCGATACCGATACGGGTGCCGATACCGAAGGTCTGAACGACCTCGTCATCCGTGCGGCCGATGTGCCGCCCGAAGCCCAAGCGCTGTTCGATGCCGGTGATAACGCCGCCGCATTCGAGTACCTCCGCGACCACGGTTATGCCTCGACCCCAGCGGACGATGCGGCCGAAGAAGACGCTGCCGAACCCATTTATTGGGAAGACTTGGAAGACTTGTACAAAAGTGTCGGTGAAGCCATCGGCGGTACGGCCCTCGGGGTACAACAAATTCTGGAAGTCCCAGGTCTGCGGGAGCATGTCAGTTACGCCAATGAGCTCGCCGTCGCCGTCAATGGCCTCAACCGCGACCTCAACCATTTCGCTGACAAACTCGTCAGCATCCACGCCCAACACCTGAACCATACCGGTGAAATCAACGAACAAAGCCAATACATCGAATACCTCAGTATCGGCGATCAATACCGCACCGTCGCTGAAGAGTTTATGGCCATCACGGCCCCGGCCCTCATGACCATCAGTGAACATACCGGCGCTGCCTTGCAAAACACCACCCCGACCTCAGAAGAAGCCCATGTCTAATCCTACCCCCCCGACCCCGACCGCCTCGCTCGATAACGTCGATCTGTCAAAAGTCGTCAAGACGGTGACCGAAATCACGCCCGTGATCGAGACTCCGACGACCCCGCCCGTCACACCTCCGGTCATCGAGACCCCGCCAGCGGCACCGACCCCGCCACCGGCTGCCGAGCCTGCACCGCCTACCCCTCCACCCCCCGATCCGAATGCCCCGTACATCTTTAAAGAACAACGGACAACGGTCGAACAAGCGTGGACAGCCCCGACGACGTGGTCGGATGAGGCTGAGACGTTGAACATGCCCAGTCATTTCGATCAAGAGGTGAGCCGTAACTTGCTCAATACTCCGAAGATCAATCTAGTCGACAGCCCAGAAGGCCGTAAATGGGCCAGTGTTTTACAGGAAGGCGTGGATCTGACGATGGCAGAAAATGCCTTCGTACCCAGTTTAGAAGCAGAACACACCGACTGGCGACAAGCCGTGCACTACAACGGTGCCGAACTGCGTGGGCGACAACCCAACATCGGCGGTGGTAACACCAACCAGGTCTTGACCGGGGAGAGGGCGGTCTTACAGATTCTGACTCACGTAGGGTCCGGTTCTATCTTTCAAGTGCCGTTATGGCACACGGGTATTTGGCTCACCCTCAAACCACCGATGGAAAGCGAGCTGGTCGAACTCAACCGTATTCTCGTGGCACAGAAGATCGAGCTTGGTCGTTACACCTACGGGTTAGCGTTTTCTAACTCTATCGTGTACACGATTGAACACCTGGTCGATTTTGCCTTACGGCACGTGTATGACACATCGATTAAACTTGATGTCAGTAACACCCGCGCCTTGAAGGATCTGATCGTCACCCAGGACATCCCGACCTTGTTGTGGGGGTTGGCGTGTGCGATGTATCCAAAAGGCTTTCAGTACCGAAGGGCCTGTATGGAAGATCCAGCAACGTGTAACCATATTGTTGAAGAAGTCATTAACCTAAGGAAACTGTTGTGGGTCGACCGTACCGCCTTGACTGATTGGCAGCGTAGTCACATGTCAAGTTGGCGGTCTGCTAGTATGGAGATGGAAACCATCAACCGGTACCGCTCGGAAATGCTCAGCCTAAATGACTTTACGATACGCCTGTATGAAAATACTGACCGTGAAATGCGCATCGTCCTTAAAAGTCCGACCGTCTCAGATTACATCGACTCCGGGTATCGTTGGATAGGCGGCATCGTTGAATTGGTCGAAAAGACGTTAGCCGCACAGAGTCGCTCAGATGAACGGACTAAACTGATTACACAACACGGCCAAGCCACGGCCATGCGTCAATACACGCATTGGATTCGAGCGATTCAAATCGTCAGTCATGACGAAGTGGTTCGCTCAATCGAAGACCGTGAGGCGATTGAGAAAGTCTGTGATGCCTTGAGTGGAGATGATGCTGTTCGGAATACGTTCTTGACCAAAGTGGCCGAGTACATCAATCAAAGCACCCATGCCGTCATTGGTATACCCACCTACGATTGCCCAGCCTGTAAAACACCGCAGGAAAGCAGTCTGGTCCTTCCACACCATCGAAATGTAATACCGCTGGATGTAAACCAAACTTTTTTCGCTTTACTCACTCAACGAATGGCACGAATAGCACAACGCTGAGTGAGGTTCCACATATCGGGGATCCAGGATTCGGTTATCAAGCCGATGGACGTCGCGTTGATGTCGTAGCGTTTCTAAACAAAGCCTTATTAGAATTGCCGGCCTTAAACTCAGTCGATGCCCAGATGATCATGCGCGATCTGTATGAATCTGAGTATCGGCTGTACGACCATCTGCACCCGCACCCAAATAAACCATTGGCCTCAATAGCGATGCATAAGCAGGAGGATTTAAATACTGATTCAGCGTTAGAGCAGGTCTGTCGGTTGTACATTCGGCACCGGATCTACGAATGCTTTCATCTGGATCTGCTACAGTTTCTGGAATTGCCGGCGGATGTGATTGAAATGTTGATCGCACTGGCCAAAGAAAATACGAAGCAGAGTAATAAAGCCATGTCTGAAGTTGAAAAGAGCATGCAGCTCGATAAATGAGTCGTAGCGCCTGTAGAGCCCCTGTGCTCTACAGGCGCTATGCCGCACGGGCAAAAAAGAAAAGACGGCATAGGGCGGCCCTCAGGGCCGCCCGTGCACCTATCGGCCGTTACCTTAGACCGGTGTCAGCATCGCATTGCGATACTGTGTGATCGCGTCCAACAACTGCTGGCCGGTAGACTCCCCGTATTGATCCGCCAGCATGCCCATCAAATGCTCCTTCATGTTTTCAAAGTGAGTCCAATGGAAGCGCATGAACCCATCGATCCAAAATGACGATGCATCCGCCGTCAATTTAATTTCCGGTATTATTAAAAGCGGAATATCTGAAATCCCTTCGACCGTCAGGGTATCGGCCGGTGCACCCCCGGCCAGGATGCGGCGTTGTTCACGAAGGTAGGCGGCGTCCTCCGGTAATGCGGCGGTGATCAGGTCGGCGATCATGGCGTCGGTGACCCCCTGAATGCGGATGGTGGATGAGGTGACGGTGGCCAGATGACTCACTTCGGTCAGGCAGACGTCCTTGTAAATCGCTAACCGGATTTCCTCGGTGGCTTCGTTCATCGTCCAGGCCTTCAGGAAGCGATCCTGTTCCACGTTTTTCTTAGACAGGTGAAAGATGGGGTTGTTGCCCGTGGAGATTTTATACTCCAACTCCCCGGTCTTCGGATTGCGGCTGGCGGCGTTGATACTCACCAGGATCTCCTGGGTATGCGGGTGCAAGATGTGTTCACCTTTGAATTCCCGAATGGCATCATCGGGGGTGATGACGAAGATACGATCAGTAGGCGTAACGGACACGGTGTAGCAAGGCATGGAAAAGACCTCTTGTAGTGATAATGGAGTCAAACAATCGCCTAGGTCGGCTAGGCTCATTAGTACTATATGTCCTTATAACACAGTGCATTCCATGCCGATCACGGGTGCGCTGAACGATTCACGGGCAGTTCATTCAGCGTCGCCCGTAGACTCAGGTGCGACGTGTGCAGATCGATCAGTCCCGGCCGTTCCGCCGGGACATCGGTCAACACCGTGACCCGCTCGTCACAGATGGTCGCGATGTAATAGGCCTCGTCAATACAGATCAATCCGTACCGACGATCCCCTACGGCCGCGTACGGGTAATACACTGCAGCCGGTAAGTACAACGCATCGCCGGGTTCACCGATGGCGATGGTCCGTAGGTACGGCATCAGTCGGGAGGGAAAAGCCATCAAGTACTCCGGTGTTGCAGGATGACGACCCAGCCGTCATCCCACGGGTGTAGGGCCGTCGCACACGGGTGGTTGCTGATGCACTGCCGGACCTCCTCAGAGGTCTGGGGTGGAAAGTAAACAGCGAGTTGGGTCGCTTCGATCCAGGCGATCCCACACGGTTCTAAAAAGCCGGCGGCATACGCTTCTGCGATACGCCATAAGGTCATTAGGTAACTGTGACAGTTTTCATAATGCCACGGGTGCCGGTACCCGTGCCAGCGGTCGAGCGGGATTTGATCGACCGCTGGCTGGTAGGCCAATTGGTGGTTAAACCGATGGGTCAGGTCGTGTTGGGTGGGGCGCATATACGCGGTCATGCGACGTCTCACGGTTTATTCAGAATGGACGGCAGTTGTGCTAACCACCAGTGCAAGGTCATGGTTGGCTGTCGTGTCCTTAACTTCCATTCTTTTAAATGGACCTGCAGCAGTTGAATGGGTGACAGCAATGCTGTATGTATGGCATGTATCAGTGTAGTCATTAGACCGCCTCGGGATATATCAGCAATTTGGTGGATAACACTTTATCTTTCAACAAATGCATCCGCTGCTTCTGGTACTCCAATTGCCGTGGGACATTGCCCGCATGCCACGCATAGAACTTCACATCCCGATCAGGCAATTTCCGCAACCGTCCCATAACCTGTTCATTGCTTTGAATACTTTGCACGCTGATCGTCAAAATCACACACCGCAAGCCAGGAATATCGATAGCTGTCCCTGATGACCCGAGCGTCGAGACGCGGATGTCGGATTCGATTACTTGTTCGTAGGGATCGTCTTCGACATAGCGGGCCACCGACAGATGCGGGTATTTAGCTTTTAAGAAGGCGCACAACTCCGTACACATCTGTATCGTGCTGGCATACACCGCTGCTCGATCACCAGGCAGATAATCCTTGATGTACCCAATCTCGATATTCCAATAAAGCAGTTGTTTGTAGGCATTGAACAACGGGACGTAGCGCATGATCGATTGTTCATACGCGTTATGACTGTAGCGTGTATCGCCCCATTCGCTGGTACGGATCCGCTCGGTAGTCTTTAGGCCGTACTCCACAGGAAAGTACTTGATATACCGATCGTAATCCATGCCCTGGTATCGGTGTTCAGGTGGGAAGGCATACTTGTACATCCGAATCATGAAGTGATCCAGATGCACCAGGGTCGCTGACATGGCTATCAAATGCGGCACATGCATGTGCAACATTGCTTTGAAATTGGCATGAAACTCCTGATGGATCTCGTCGCAGAGCACCACCCCGATCCCGAGGGTGGCCATGAGCTGGTCCGGCGCACACCCGTACCCTAATTCTTTCCATGATCCTGGCCAGTCATCTTCATTCTTGAAGAAGTTCTGATGGGTGCGGGTACTCATCAGAATGACTTTACTGTGCAGTTCACCTTGCTGAGCTAATTCAATAATACCCTTTAACTGACTACTGCCACTGACTGACATTAACTCCTTCGTCTCGACTTGCAGGATGGATACCACATCTTTGCCCCATTTCTCCGTATAGGCCGGTTTAATTAACACCATGATACGGGTGTTGAGTTGAGCGGCAGCCGCCAGAGCACTCAGTGTCTTGCCTTTACCAGTCTGGATACCGACAAACCGACTGTAGGTCGGGGCTGTTTTGATATACTCATCTGGATCGGTCACCCGTACCGACGGTCTAGCCAAGTATTCAACAATTGGCTCCTGGTAATCTCGCAACTGCCACTGCGGTCGTAACGGGGCGTCAATCCGAACGGGCTGAAACAATGGCATCACACGGCGTTCGTACAAGGCCGTACCAATGTTATTGCGCTGTAACTGGTCTTCAATGACCGGCCATTGTCCGATGTGAAATCGGTACTGGCTCGTATCCTGTGCCCGAAAAGCAAACAGTCGGCCTTTCTTCATTTTCCATTTACCGTGCTCCTTAACAAAATTAGGCTGGGTGAACTGATCGCAGATGCGATCAAAAAACTGGCGCGCACGCGGTACGGCCTGAGTCACCAGGACAAAATGAGAATAAAACGTAGCCACAAACAACGGATCGTAGGCCATGATAGGCTCCTTAGTAATCATAAATCTATACCATCGTAACAGTCCGGTAAAAAATAATGCCACTCAGGAGCCATCACATCTCCTCAGTAACCTTAGTTGATCCAGTCCAATATGTCGTTTAATGCAGACGATTCTAAATCGGCCTGTTTCCAAATTTTTACATCCATCAAACTCGTTAGCAGTTTGGCTTGACTGATGACCCACGCCTCCCTTCCCACCGTGATACGGATCGTTTCTATTAGCGGTAAGACTTCGATTTCCACCCAATCACAGTCAGCCGTACAAGTGTCTTTTAAACTGACTGATTTTTCCGACATTATAGCTTGTTCAATCTGCGCTAAGTCTTTCTTTTGCACGATAAAAGCACAGTGAGAGTGAGAGTCATCTTCATCTAGCGTATAATGCATGGACAATTTATCGTCCTGTAACTTAAACATAATGCAACAGGGATGTAAAGTAACTGTTTCTTCGACGATGCAGTAAGAAGTCAGTTCGTAATAGTACGCATTCATAGTAGTCTCTCTGAATAAAAAAGGGTTAAAAGGCATTAGCTTTCAGTTGAAGGATACGGGTGTGCCACAGAAAGGCTTTGGCCGGCACCAGCAGTCCCATGTCCAATGCCCGGATTCGCAGTACGTTTAATGCCGGCAGCAAATCGAAAAACACGGTATGCTGAGACAAAGTCTCGGTCACGTGGCAAGTTTCATTATGCTTCACGACACGACGGATCATCGCCAAGTCGTGGTACGCGATAAAGAAACTGCCTTTCTGACCACTCGGGTGTAAGTAAAATTCGTGGGGGGATGCCGGGCCGATTTCAAGCCCGATCGGGAGAGGTTTAAAGTCATCGTGGAGGTCGTAACGACAGGCGCGCAGGATGTGCATAAGGGTTCTCGTCAAGAGGTAAAATAATGCAAGAGGGCCTCCGTAGAAGCCCTCTCTCGCGGTTACATGGGTGGGATAATCTCCTCGGGTAAGGTGAAGGCATCGAACACACAATCCGGTCTATCGAGCTGGTAAAAGCTACGCGGATCCATAATAAGTTTTGGTTGCTCTTCAAAGGCATACGCGGCCGACAACGAGCGGTTGCGAATCGTCAGTTCCGCGACACCGAGTGCTGCATGGGTCGAATTACGGGCAAGACCGAATTGGTCATTGACCCCATCAGAAATCATTGAAGCATAGACGATGACTTCCAATAAGGCAATGTTGACATTGAGTTTCGCATTCACCAGATCAAACAACTCTACCAGCGTTCTCACCGGTGATTCCGGCTTGAGGCGTTCGGTGATGTTCTTGATCCGCGATTCGATTACATGGGCGATCTGCAACGAGTGTTGTGAATAGGAGTACTCCATTGCCGGTAGGATGAACAGCGGTAACGCTGGATTCCAATACTCCAGATCAAACACCAGATTAAATTTGCTGTCCATGCTCCAGCGCTGCAGTTTACAGTACTTCAAAAACTCATGGCTGAGGATCGCCATGCGCCCGTGCTGACTGATCTGCATCTGCGCGCGATACCGACTGCTGCGCTCGTCCAACTCAATGAGGATCGTATCGATTGCCGAAATACGGCTCGGGTCCAGATCCTCAATTTTTGGGGCATGACAGATGTCCGTGAGATTACTGACCTCCGTTTGAGCGATCAGCAATTTGGGTTTACCGGCCATGAGTTCTTTACGCAGGTAATAGGCATTATCTTTACCTTTAGTGGTAAAGTAGGACGACGTTACTTCGTTCAATGTCAACGGTTCGGCTTTAGAACTCGCATCCAAGTGCTTATTCGACAACACCGATTGCGACGTCTGCCGCGTCATCGTCCCGGCACAGATGTGACCGACATTGGTCTCATGGTTGAGATTATCGGCCATCTGCCCAAAACACACTCGACACACAGCGTGCGGGTCAGCATCTTGACACGTCAAGACACTTCGTAGCTGAATGGTCTGTCCTACCCACTGCTGATCTTTTGCCGACAGAATTTTCAACGTCTGTGAGTCTGGATCCAGGTAGTACTTACCTTCTAGAAAGACCAAGTCCCCTGGATAGGTACCATTGCCGTGCTTCTGAGGAGGTTTCACAATCCAGGTGATATACTGCGTCGACCCACAGTCGCCATGCTGGACGTACGTAATCCCCTCCGGTCCAATGATCGGCACGTCTTCATAATGGATACGCTCCACCACCATCGCCAACAACTGTAAACGCCGTGCAAAATATTCCGCATCCTGCAACGGCGATTCGGCGAAGTACAGACTCTTGGCAGCCGAACGAGACTCGGCGGCAAAGTCATACAACGACCGCATTCCCTGCGTATATGACCGCAAGACAGGGTAGGTGAAGATATGACCGTCTACTTCCGTTGGAAAACCCCGTGGGCCCACGCATTGCAGTACTTGGTTTTGATTGACCATCTGTGAACGCGTCGCACGGGCTAAAGCATTGTCCGTCAGATCGTCCAACTCGTTCAAACCCTTGACCAATGCTCCATATGCCGCGTCGATTGAGTCAGCCGTGTTGTTTAAGCCGTCGAGAGCCGGTTTGATAGCCGGGTGATCGACGACTTGCAAACAGTCCAAGATATCCACGGAGACGACATATGCTTCTGCCCGATGACTGAGGTCGACGTAGAGTTCATTGACAATCTCGTACACCATCTTGACCAATGGATCCCGTTTCAAGGGAGTATTCAGCTGATACACTTCGACTACATCCCAGAAAATAGCACTGAGCAATTTGATATGCGTCTTGGCTGAGATCACTTCTTTACCGAGGACCACATCGACATGATGACGGGGTAAGATTGGCGTCTGAGGGTACTCCCGGTGCATTCGCCAAAAGTATGATGAGTAGCCGGTACTGCGGTACGTAGTTAGCAATACCGAATCATCGTCAAACTTGAGGTTGAATTCACCGATCAGCAGATCCCACAGTTCTACCGTACTGTATTGCAGGAGATAGCGGGCACTTATTGTTTTCATGACATCATCCTTTTGGCTTAAAGGTGGTAAAGTACGGAGAGGTGACTGGCAATGTCGGCGGTGTGTACTTCATACGCCACCCTCCACACATGGCGACATGGCGCACCAATCCCAACGGTTTGGACCCGCCCAATGGCACCTGATGGCGATCGATCGCCATTGGGATATTGGTCGGCTGGGCCGCCGTCAAGATGGTCCAGACCACATACCGGTGCGTAGTCGGGCTGGTACTGCGGTCTAACATCTCTGCAATTGCAGCCCGCCCACAATACCCAGCAAAGATACGGCCTTCCGATTCTCCAATAGTACGAACTGGACTATTGCGATGCGGAAAGGTGTACTTCTGCGCCCGAGTGATAGGACTTAGTATTCCGAAATGTTGCAACGTACCAGAAGCTACTGAGGACAGCACGTCCGTGATCTTGTCCAATAGCATCATGTACACCGGCGCGATTCGAACCGGGTATTCCGTCGTGACCCGGTGACCACTATAACCAACATATGTCACTGGCCCGTATGTCGGTTTATACTCTTGTTGCAACCGACGGGCCACATCAGAGATCTCATACTCGTGATTCGTCGGGTAAAAGATCGAACCGCCATTCTCGACCAACCGGGCCAGGTGTTCAATTTTGTCGTCCAACCCCAACCCAGCGTAGTGTTGGTACTGTAACGGTGAGATGATCTGGTAAAATCCCATTCTGTACCGGTAGGCATTATCGAATTGGTCGGGCGCTTGCTGGGCCAATGCCCGTACAGCTGGTAATGCCGTAGCATACGGTTGTTTTGGTATGCCTAAGATGGACCGAACAGTCTTCGTGACGTCTCGTTCGCAGGCTCCAAAGAACATTTCATACAACCGCCCCAAGTTCATACGACTAAACGTTGTCTCGGCACCAACGACAATATCGGCCCGGTTACCAGCCTCATCGACCGGCATATTTTCCGGTTTCTCAATATAACAGATCACCCCTTTACCACCTTGACTGCACGTCAGTTTATACCCGATCGTCGGCTGTACTGTATACTCGATAGTAAGCTCGACCCGATAATCATCCAGTGGCACTTTACGATACACCAAGTTTAGCTTACTGTCCTTCTTGAGTTCTTTACCGTTTTTGCTATCCTTACGACTGTGGTTACGGCCCAACACGGCCATGGCTTCTACCAACAACCTGTGCAATTCTGGCTTTAGAATCACTTCCGCTTCCCCGTACTTCCTACGGCGTTCTTCTCGAATAGATTCATAAGCCTCTAACAACTCACGATAGAACCGTTTCAAGGCGCGGGTGTATTTGTTCATGGCTGACATGACCCCTTCTGGCGTCTTGCTTGGTTCATTGTCGTCGTGGTAAATTTTGATATCTACGATCTTGCCAGATTTTATTTCTACCGGGTGTCCATCTTTTTCTCCCTGTATAATCGACCCCGGCCCACGAACATAGATCGCGTCGTCAAAAATGAAGTCAGGAGTCATGCAGTCGGTGATCGATGTCAAAACCGGACCCAAGTCCGATTCATAATTACGCAACATGACCAAAATACCGTCATCTCGGACCATCTGGCCGATCTCTGGGAACGGTTGATAATGGCCGGCATGGCCATATAAGTTCAATGGAAAGGCATGATTGCCAAATTCTACGACCCGTTTATCGTAGACTTTAAACCGGAGTCGCGGTAAGACATCTTCACTGATAAGGATACCATCTTCAGCCACAGCCGGATGCGACATGCCGGCGACATTCAATTCGATGCCAAATTTATAGCCACCGTTCTCACCGATCGAAGGGCTATTAGCAAAGATTGTATCCTTCTCGATATAGTCCGTGCCGGCCGACTTATACAGACCAGGCACCAGGCGTTTAAACTCAGGAGTCAACTTGTACTCAAACCCAAAGTACTGATGGTACGAGGCATGCCGTGGAATGACCATGCACCCAATCTGCGGTAACCGGTTGACATTCGGATCATTGGTCACCTCTTCGTAAATCACCACCATCTCAGGATTTTCCGGAATCGCATCCACGTCGATGCGAGTCGGGTAACGGTCGATCATGCGGAGTACCCGCATATCGCAAGGGGCTTTCTTGTTAAAGACATAGTCACCCATCCGGCATTCTACGCCAGTCTGGATGCGTTTTTCAGTGGAACCTTCAATGACCAAATCCGACGACTTGTGGGAGCCGTACATGTAAGCCCTTGAAGCGGAGTTAGTACCGGTGGCGAAGTTAGTCGCTTGTATCCCCAGCAGCTCGGGATAGAGTTCATTTGGTTTTGTCATAATAGGACCTCTTGTAGTGATAACATGGAATGAGCACAGTAGGCTCTTTTTTAGTATATAAGACACTAGGGTTTTTCAGTATGAAACTTCACACCCTGGCATCACCGGCTGGTGATGCCACGTACTACAGTAATGGCTACCGTCAATTGGTCGAGAGCCATTACACGTACTTTTTGCAAAACGATCAGATCAGCCTCCGGTCGATCGATGACCAAACGGCGGATAAGTATCACGGGGACTTCTACGGATTATTAGACGCCCTCGATTACCCGAAATACTACCACTGGCCGATCTTGTTTTTTAATAGGTACCGACACTCAGGCGATTATCGTCGGGATACGACAGTAGTGTTGATTCCGGACGTAAATTACCTGGATATCCTCATGCAGTTGTACAAAACACGCAAAAGTTTAATCTAGCCATAGGGGCCTTGGAATTCCCAGGCCCCATTTATGCGCTTAGATTTTCTGAATGCCGTACGGCTGCGGATAGCCCTGATTGTACGTCGGCGATGGATATCCCATTCCTGGATGAGGTGGATAGCCGGGCGGCTGTCCAGGCATATACCCTGGTGGATAGCCAGCCGGACCATAGCCCGGAGGTGCCATCGGTGGACCATACCCAGCGGCTTGACCCGGTTGGTAGCCTGGCGGATAACCCGGCGGGGTAGATTGATACCCGTAGCCCGGTGGCATTTGCCCTTGAGGTGGTTGCGGTACCCAGGGATTGGGTACTCCACCCCACGGGGATCCGCCGTACGGTGGTTGATCGGGCGGTTGCTGGCTACGCATCAGTGACTTAAAATCTAATCCTCGATCGCTGTACTGTAGGTTAGACTGTGGTGGTGGGGCTTGATGCTGTACAGCTGGTGAGGTGGAGTGGGCATGTGAGGCGGGCGCCGGTGCAGCTGCCGGTACAGGATAGCTCGGGGCGGCTGCAGTTGGCGGTGTGAGTGGGGTAGCTGGAACAGTACCTTCATTTCCTAGCTGTGGGGGGATACGATTGATCAAGGGCAATAAACTATCCACATTTTCGAATGCCGAGACCCAATCCGACGTAAACTGCAAATCCTCCAACGTGATACCGTTGTCTTCATTAAAGATATACGGTTGGTACTGTTGAATGATGCCGTTCAGGCGTGAGGCGACGTGCATGGCCGAGTGCATCAGGGCTTCTAAATAAGGCGCCGTGTTGCTGTTACTGCCAAACGAATACTGTTCGGGCAGGTCAATCCCCGGTAGAATGAACCGATACAATTCACGCAAATGAGTCCGGTCTTTATTCCGAAGGTTAACGCCCAGTAATGGACCTTTCTCGGCTTTCAGATCTTCGTAGATAGGGAAGCTGGTGACCCCGATGCGAAAGTACCGTTGGCCTTTGTAAGTGCCACCGTAGCGGACGTATATGTCCACAAACGGTCGTTTCTTAGCAAAAGCTTTTTGCATCAGCTCCGACCAATGCTTGACGGTAGTCGTGTCTGGATCTTTCAAGGCGATCATCAGTTCCGTCTGATCCGGCGTTAACTTCGGATGCAACTTCGGTGAAGCCGCTAAGACGAGCAAAGATTGTGCTAAAATTCCAAAGACGTAGTTAACACGAATGTTGATACTGCGACGCAGTTTACAACCCATGTCTGATTCGCCTTGGTTGAGGATGTTTTCGCTCAGCGGGTGGAAGATCAATTTCTCTTTTGGGTTCGCTGTGCGTAAATGGTGATGTGTGGGTAGGACAATCGGTACACCGTTGAGCATGGCCAATTGTTTATTGCCATCGAACTGCGTGTAGACCATGTCATTCGCATCGACGTGCATTCCTGCAAAGCGCAAGATGTCCTTATAGATCGTAAGTATGTCGTGTGACATCATGGATACCTCGTAATAGAGAGCACGCTCGTCATGAGCGTGCTCGTGGGTGGAATCGTACCAATGGGGTACTAAATGTAAGGGTTAATGCCCTGAGGGGCTTGACTGTGATGCGCGACGGTATCGTTGACATTATTGACCAAACGCTCCATGTCCATCACTAATGCATCAAATTGCAACTGGTTTTGTGCAATCACCGGAGTAAACAAGTTGTCACAAAACGACGGAGCTACGTACTGTATGGCGGGTTGACCTGCCAGTGACAGACTGATCCACGTCTCCCCGAAGATATCAGCTCTTATTTCCAGTTGATACATCTCCTGGTTGTTAAACGTAAAGTCCTGGATTACCTCTTGCTCCAATCTCCTAATGAAACGATCGTAGTAGTTACGCATATCGATGCCAGTTAACGATTTGGCATCGATGAGCACCGTCGACATTTGTCCACTGATATCGTAGTTGGTGGAACGCAGAATGATTTTACTAATGAGTAAGTCCATCATCAGGGCCGGGATGGCTTGCATCAAGGATGTTGCCACCACCGTACACCTATCCGATCCCGTCCAGTAGCTCGTCAATCCCGAATGGTGTTGGGCAGCTTGTTGAGCAGGCCCATTGACAATGAAATTCACCATATTGCGAGCATTGTAATCTAGCTCCTCTAACTCGGCAAAGGTGAATTGGTACCAAGCTGCTTGTTGACGGCGTTCTCCCAACCAGCGAATGAAAGGATTCTCACTGATGGGGGCTTCCATCACTTGCTCGCGTGACTTACTCAATACATCGGCATTACCGTATCCAAAATCAGCCATCTGAGCCCCGTAGTAAAATCCATCAACCACACGTGCCAAATACTGCGCCGGTAGATTATTACCTCGGTTACTGCGTTGGGGATCAGCACGCAAGGTCGTCCTGGAATCGTGGTAACTCGGTCCGCCGTATTGCGTAAACTGATCAGCGGCCCCGCGCAAGTAGTTCGATTGCATCCCGCTAAATACGTCCTGTGGACGCATCAGGTGAGACTGTCTTTGCTGGGTAATCGACTGCCAGGTCGGATCGGCGACGACCTGATATGACTCCAGCATACGGTCGACACTGCTGTACCCCATGGCATTGTAGTTGACAACCGCTTTACCGACTGCCACAACAGAGTTGATGATAAACACCATGTGGGGGTCGATATGACCCTGCAGTGTGACACCAGGGTAATTGGTATAGCCCTGGATGTAGTAAACGACTTCAGATCCAATACTGTATTGTGCATTTAGCTTCAATACAAAGCGAATCCGTCGTTCGGACCATCCTTGCGGGATAGCGACTTCCAACGAAGGATCGACACTGGCGACAGGGGCTAGGATGTTACTGGCAACACCAGCCATGACATGCCCTGAGATGGAGGCTGTACCGAGCTGATCGACTCGGTTGAGTATCGTGTTCAGAGACCCAGCATCAAGGTGTGACTGGTAGGGCCGGTGGTACATGGGGTTGTAACTACCGGTCTCTACCATGATCAACTGTTCCACCGCCATCTTGGTGACGTGGTGGGTAGGGCCATTGGCATAAGGAAGTGGATTCATAAAAAACTCCTATTTTCGGGTAGTGGGGAGAGTTATTTCCAAGTATGACTACCAATCTCGATGACCAAATCGGCTAAGTCGTTACGGATGCTGTACGGGATGGTCAAGCGGTACGCGGGGTTCGGGCCCGTTGCCAACTCCACCATCTCAGTATCTGCCGACAGTTTCCAACTGTAGACAGACAGGTTTTCGACAATGATGTCGATGCTGTGAACAGCCATGTTCACCGGTTTTTGACCGCTACGACGACTGCCTATATTTTTCATGTACGGGTACAGTTCGTCAAGACGGGCACGTTTCTCCTTGGACAATTGGGCTCGTGAATCCATCCCAGAGACGCGTAATTCATCAGATGCAATATCTGCATAGCTAGTAACCAGCATGGCCAAAAAATGATATCCACGAGCCCATAATACCGCTTGTGCTACCCCCAATAGGTTTACAATGGAAGGTTTGCTGAGGTACAGGATTCCTTGAGGAGAGATGACCGGCTTCATCACCCATCGCAAAAGAGTGATTTGGGGATCCCGAATCGGTATCGTGTTGAGCATTTGAACAGAAGACAAGCTGCGCTCCAACAACTCCATGGTCATGTTCTGACTCAGGCGAAAAGCCAAAGCTGGCAAATTCGAGACCGAGTATTCCAATACCGTAATGTCACCGATGGAGATGTTATGCTTGTTTTTATACCGCTCCAGTACCGACAATTTATCGACCGAATCCATGCTGCCGCCATCATCGTTCTCTTTATTCTTGATGCTGGTATCGCCTGCCGTATCGTCCGACTTGATCTGTTGCGTCACAAACTTCCAGACACTCGTGACTAGGTTGGCTTCCGGATTCTCGCCCGTACCGCTAATGTCACCGACACATAAACGACGTACAAAGATGCGGGCAATCATCCAGTTAACAAAGTCTTCGCTGGAGATGCCTTCGATGATGTTATCTTTGTCTTGATTGTCATCCCCAATTGCCAGATCGACGTATAGCTTCAGTTTTTGAAATGGGTCTGAATGCAAGATCTGGCTTTTACTGCACAGTTGAAAGGCATAGTACTCTTTGAACTTTGTACCGGTCTCCCTTTTGGTGCAAGCGATGAACTCACCCCACACCGGGATCAGGGTACGAAAGATCACCGACAACGTAACCAGACCCACGTACTCCCCTTTGGTGTAGGTCTGTTCCCTAGATGTCTTCTTATTCTCAGCGGGTTTGTATTCCTCAGAGAAATTACAAGGAATGACGACATCGCTCATAAACACCAGCCAATGTCTCATTCGCTCATATTCGTGGAAGTTCAGTAATTCCGCGACATACCGGTTCAAATCCCGAACATAGATAAGCATCTCGAAGTCGGTTGTCAGTAGGTCGTAGATTTTGCGATACAGATCAAAAACATAGGCATGGTCTTGTAGCGATAACGTCGCCCAAAACGCGTTGAGTTGTTCAAACACATCCCGGTCTCGAAGAGCATCCATGCCAAAGCTATTGACTCTAAACTCTAACGATTCAGACGGACCATGGCTGATCCGTACTGACGGTTTGAGGGTCGGGTCGTGCAAGTTTACAATTTGTGCTGTTAACATATCTACCTCTTGGAATGCCCGACAGTACTATGGGGCTTACACTATCAGTATATAGGCCTGTATTTGCATGGATGCCGTACTGCCGGGCTATTATCGTGACGTGTGGCCTTAGAAGGGCACGTCGTTATCAAACATCAAACCACCGCCTTTACCCCCTTCACTGTCGAAGCCGGTGGGTTTTAGACGGGTCGGAGTAGCCAGTCGATTGCCGAACTCCCTAGGCGCAGGTGGGTTTTGCAAATACTGCGTCAGCATGTGCGCGTAAACTTGGCGTAGCAGGTTCATATGCGCCAGCGCCGCTAACCGAGAAGCCTCCGATTCCGAGAAGGGTGTGCCATCTCCTTTTAGCAGTTTATGCCAATCGGACACCTGAAAAGTAAACTTAATCTGCGGTCGTCCTTTGGCGGTAACCGAGATCCAGATCATACCGTCGGTATCTTTACCGACCCAGACTTGGGAGTTGAGGACGCGTTCACCGGTGGGTTTATTGTCTTCATAACGCTGCGTGTAGCAGTCCATGACTTGTTTCATTTCTTCCTTAGAACGGATGACCGTGTCGAGTTGGGCTAGAAAGACTTCAAAAACTTCCGGCAACATACCGGCGTAAATAATGCCTTTGGCCGTGGTGTCGTTCGGGTCATTGGTGAAGACGGTGATTCGGGGGTTGCCGTCACGAAAACCAAATGACAGTTTAGCGCGGACGCCTTGTACCCCGGGAGTTGGTGTAAATAGCTGCAGTTTGGTAAAGTCAAGGATTTTGATCGGGCCTTGATCCCGGTCGTTGGCTACTTCGGCCATAGGAGTTCTCCTGGTGTAGTGGTAAAAAAGATAAAGAATGCATCATAGTCGGTATGGTCATAGAGTAAGGCCCTGGCGTATTTTTTTACCGGGATCATACGACTTTAAACAGACGGGCTAAAAAGTCTTGATCTGGAAAATTAGACTCTAAATGCATGCGGACGGTACTCCATTGGGTCATGGGTGTCCATTGTCGTTGTCGACTGATCTCGAGTATCAGTCGACGTAGACTCGGGGAGGTCGGGCGAATTAAGCTGTGATCGCCAAACAGATACAGTAACGGTTTGTAAAACGGAAGGGTGTGCATCGGTTCTTTACCGAGCTCGTGGTATTTGGTATACCATAGTCCGCGTGACTTTAATTTACCGGTATGGCTTTCCAGTAAGACCAATCGCTCAAACCGTGGGTACGCTAAAAGATCCGCCGGGACATGGGTAATGATCAGACTGGTGGTACGGCGGTCTGGTTGGATGATATCCCGCACGGTTTGCAACGATGGCATGTGGGGGCTAATTCGACGTAAGACTTCCTGCCAACGAGCCGTATGAGCGAGTTGATCCGGCGTCTTATCGCTCCGTGGTTCCACTACGTGGTGCTGGGCATCTAGGGCGAGCTGTGGGTATTGTGCCGTATAGAAATAGATCTGACAGGCGTTTTGACCTTCTTGTTCAAAGACTGAATTGACAACGTCTACTTCGTGTTCTAAGGCCTCAACCAGATCCCGAGGGGAGGCTGTCAACTGAGCCTCTTTAGGAATCGCACCCATCAAGTTCCGGTAAAGAGTTGCCAAGTTAATCCAACAGGACTGATAATGTTTGACATTTCCCTTTTCAGGTATTTGGCGGTCTGGATCATACGGCGGTAAACGCGGTTCAAATAACGTCTCCAGGGCTAACGATGTCGCAATCGCAACAGGAAAGCCTCCGATCGTCCGATCTGCTAAGCTCATAGCTAAAAATCCTCAGGGGTGCATAGAGGGCTGGGATTCCCCCAGCCCTCTACGATAGGGTTATAAAACACGCCGTAGTATGTTATCCAGTAATGTCTGCTGTACAGTATCACAGTCATGACGGCTCTGTATACGGTCCAGTAGTAAGATAGGCAAATTATCTGCCGTGAATGTAATACCTCGGTATAACGTCGCGGGGTCAACACTCAACGAAGTGGTCTCCTCGAATATTACATCGGTATCTGCCAGCTTACTCCAGTGTATGAATGGAAACTGTTGACGAATGCTGTCAAAGGCCAATAAAGCCGGATGGTCTTTGGGACCTTTCAATCGCACGTATGCCTGACGTGGGAGTTTGCGGACCTTGCGTTCGATCCAGACGATGCTGGCTTCGAGTGTCATGGGCTTTAACGTCCACGTTAAAAATGGTTTAGCCCGTTCATTCTCGATGAACCGTGCCGTATACTGGCCATCGGGGTATAAGGTACATTCTACCCCACCTTTCGCTTCTTCTTCACCGTGGGCCAGCCTATCAAACGACCCTTGTGCGATGATTCGATTCGAGGTGGAGTATGTGTGGACATGGCCGATGGAGATGACATACCGCACGATCTTCAAATAGTCGGATTCCGTGTGGACACACGGCATCATCGCTGCTACCGGTAATTGGTATTGAAACATCCCATGCATCACCGCTACATCGACTTGCGTAAGACCGCAGTGCTCTAACGTCTCGATCACCTGCCGATACGTCTTGTCTGCGGTATCACTCCATTCGTCTGGCACATACAGGATCGACAAGCCCCAATCATCCATCTGCTCGATGCTGAGAGTATTAATGTACTTACAGTCCACTGGGATCGCTAATGTACGAACGATCGTCAGAAAGATCTGTGACTGACCCCAATCGTGCCTAGGAGTCCCTTCTAAGACACGTATTCGAATCCCTGCCTGGGCACACAACTCCAATAACCATGCTACCCATAAACACGCGTCATGCACATCGGACGCCTGAAACTCCACCAGGCGATCGAATACATCGCCCCCTAGGACTAAGAGGTCTAAAGGACGATCGCGCCGGTATGGCTCTAAGAAAGCCTGTAATGCCGCAATAATCTCGGGAGTCGTATTGCGGCGATGAAACAAATGTATGTCGCTGATGAACAGACAGCGTTTTTCAGACCTCAGCATCGTAGTCGATATCGTCAGCAGGTTGATATGACGGGATATTATTAACGACTGTCGTGACTTTGTTGTACCGTTGCATGATAGTACCCCAACGCTGTTGGTATTCATCCGGTAAGCGTGCATTTTTCAACATCACCTGGGCCTTTTGAAAATAAGCTGCCTCCAGGTAGCGTTCACCCTGAATCGGTATATTCTGACGATGCAAGGCCGCTTGCTCCAGGACATCTTTCATGGGCATACCGTTTGGCCGTGTCTGCACGTCTAAGAACTGCGTTGTCATGATGGGCGGGACGCGAAACAGTTCTTCTCGGGTGACATCGTCGATGACCCGTACTTCAGCCGCAGGCGTGCCGGCGATGGCGATCCATTGACCGACGACCGTATTGTCTTCAATGGGTATTTCACCGGCAAAATAAGGCAAAAAGTATTCACGGAAAATGCTTTCCGGTACCCGACCTAATACGACATCGTTTTCGATACAAAGGGCGGTATGCACTTTCGACATGTCTTTGGACATTTGTGCCATTTGTTGCTTGTACATCCGTTGTTCCAAAGACTCTGAGATTTGTTGGGGGGTAGTGTCGCTCATGACAGACTCTCGTGGGTGGATGGGTGTATTAAGTGCCCGTATTGTTAATCGAGGCGATACGGCTAAAGACACCGTTTCGCTCACGCAGTATTTCATTCATCGTAAACGTCGTACCCGTCTGTACATCCTTAAAAGCCAGGTACAATACCAACTCAGCGGCCGAACTGTCGACCGGTGTCTGATCGACGACATCTACGACGATATCGTCAAAGTATCGACCGAAGTACGTCTGCAACGTCTGCCGCAACAGTGTGACCGTACGACCCATGTCGCCTTGGGCCGCTTGTATGACCCAGGCCATACTGGCAACTTCTCCAAGGTAGAGCTGCGTCTGACTGTAATCCGATAAAAAAAAGTGGGCCATTAAGTAATCCGATTTTTGCTTCGCATCTGTGACCCAGGCATCCTCGGAGAGTGTAGGGACTCTCCGAGGGTCGATTGTGTTGATGGACATAAGGCTCCTCATGCTATTGTAAAAACATCTATAGCATAACGAGCGGACCGATTCCTTTATAGACTCCCACCAGCCGGATTGGTCGGATCGTCACCGGCTTCAATCGCCATCCGCACGATATCCCACGTGCGCAGTATATCGATCTTTTCATAGTTCGATAATTCGCGATCATCCGGCAATAGATCTTCACTGTACTGACGGGCATACCAGCCACCGCCTTCCTCTTCGATGACGACGACGGCATCCATGACCCGACGGTAGTTGTAGTCCTGCTCCCCGGATAGACCTGGGCTCATGTCGGTAGTATACAGATCACCGTATCCGTGACAGCGTTGCTGTTGATATCGTTCCCTAATATCCGGTTGTGACATGATCCAGCGCTGCATAATAGGCGGTGCCGATTGTAGATGGTCCAACGTATCGATGTACTGAACGACATTCGGTTGAAACAACGATTTAGCGGAACGTAAGGCCAATCGCGCCAATTGCGCAGCTTCCGAGCTGTTGATTTGATCGTAGATGGTGCGAGACGCCTCCATAAAGGCTCGACCGGATTCAGTTAACGTGTGGTTAATGCGGTCGATCTGGGTTTGAAAATACTGTTGGTTCACAGGGTTCTGTTGTGTGGTATACAACAGACTGTCAAAGGCGTCACCGCCTCCGTAAACGACATTGATCATGACATTGTGCACTCCTCTTTATAATCGTTACCATTCAGCGTAAACAGGTACTTTACCCTCCTGCATTTTACGCAACTGTTCTAACAAGGCTTTGTCCGATGGTATACTTTCTTGGCTGATGCTGTTGTTCAGTATCGTAGCCGTATTCCACGGGTACGGTTTGACGTATGTCGTCAAATCCGGAGGTGGCTCAGGGGTCGTGGGCTTCATAGGCGATACACCTTCAGTACTAGTATATGTCATTGAAAACTACTTTACTTGAAGCGGTCGTGGGTCTCGTAGCGTAAACGGCATGTGCACGCTGTCTACACTCGGAACAGCGACGTAGCAGTAACCGTAGATTACGCCATCGGTTAATACAGTACGCCTGCTGTTCAATCGGTAAGTAAGAAAAATCAGGCTGGTGTAACGGTGACTGATGGTGATAGCCCCGTGTGACCATTTCCTGTGCCAAGGCATCATGCCGTGCTTTGTAACTGAGCGGTTCCATGGCATTGCCGGCGATACGTCCAGTGATGGATCGACGATGGATCCAATCGTTTAAAAACTTATGCAGCTCACCATGCTCCCCGAGGAGATGACGCCGGCATAATATCTTAGGATCCAACATCCACATGCGCATGGTCGTAGATCTATCCTAAAGAGGTCATAGGCAAAGTCATCATAATCACCTCATGCAGTAAAGGCCCTGCTGCAACGAGCAGCAGGGCAGTCAAGTTCACGCGTCAGGCAATGCCTCAAACCGTGCGATCTGATCGGGTGTAAACTGATACCCCCGTCGCGAAGACACAAAGTTCGAGATCGTCGCCACGACCGGTTTAGGCAGGGAGATATTGCCGGATATCTCCCGTGGCCGCGTCAGCTCAAACACATTCTTGTGCGGTGCGAGCCCATACCACTGATCAGCCATGTAGTGATCGATGGCTAAGCTCACGTTCATTTCATCCCCATCAAACCTAGTGTCCACACTCGTACTGAGTGCCGGTGTGCAGTGACACCCGCCCGTACTTTCATACGGGAGCAGACTATCTCTTTACCCTCGCCCTCTCTCGTGAAGAGGCGGTCGGGTACTTCCCACTCGACCCCGCTATCCGTAGCAGGGCTCCACCTTGCTGAAGGGTTAGTCGTTGAACCTTACCCATAGCAGGATCACTGCCGTAGGGTCTTGGCTGCTGATTGCCCAATCCATAGTCTTTTCGACCAATATCACGCTCACCGTTTCCAGTCACGTTGTAGGGCCTATGGCTCTTAGGGGTTTCCAGCAATTCAGGAAGGCTCCTCACCCGCCTTACGACGAGGAGGGACATTAAGAAAAGTAGCTTTTGAATATGTTTTCACCCGTAGTTATGCAAACACTTGGTTTGCGTATTATACTACTATGCAATAAAACAAATGGATAAAAACATAAAAAACTACCCGTTTCTTACACCTTTGTCAGCATTGGGGGCCTTAGTGATCAAGATCGACAATGATAGGGTGTTATCCATCACGTCTGTCTTGAATTTCGTGATATACACGCGTTGTGCTGCCAATGTCCGTGTGCGTCCGTCACACCGGTGTGCGCTGACACCCGCCCGTACTTTCATACGGGAGCAGACTATCTCATCATCCTCGTGGTGTCTTGTGGACCCAGCGGTCGGATGCTTCCCATTTCGCCCGATCATCCATGGTCAAGCTACACTTAGTCGTTGAACCTTACCCGTAGCAGGATCACTGCCGTAGGGTCTTGGCTGCGCGATTGCCCAATCCACTGTCTTTTAGCCAATATCACGCTCACCGTTTCCAGTCACGTTGTAGGGGCAGTGGCTCTCAGGGGGTTCCCGCAATTAGAGAAGTTATGCAGCCATCCTTTCAGATGACAGGGGCCTAAGTAGTTCGTCTTTACCATGGAGGTATACCTGTAAAAAAGACGAGCTATACTATACCAGACCCGGAGAGGAGAGAGGGATTGCGCTGTATCAAACAAACTATTTTACGATCCGGCGATTCGTCTAACAACTCGTTGAGTAGTTTATCCAGCAACGGGTGGTATTTGTAGACATGTCCGTACAGCATCCCGATGGCATCGTTTTGCGCGATACCCAGTTTCATCAGTTTGTTGAGCAGATGGGGTTGAAAAGCCGTCAGTCCAACCGACCACGGCACATGAATCTCATCGTAGGCATGATCGTTCGTTAACGATGAGATCACGGCACGGAACGAGAAATGAGAGCGCGTACCGAAGACATGCTTGCGGAAGATGCCGTGTTTACTACTCAGGCTCGTTTTATAGAAGTTGTAGTAAAACTCGGACAGTTTGGTGAGGGCTTTGACGGTCCGCCGCTCTTTGGTCCGAAGTGAATGGTCGGACAGCGGATTGTCGATCCCGGCGATCATCATGATCGCATCGATGGCTCCGATATGGATCGCGTCGATCCAGCGGCCGGTGTAGTTCTGCTCCAGGATGAGCAGGGATTTGTTCGGCAGCGGGATGTACTGACTGAAAATACGGTCGGGGTAATCCTGCATCAAGTGGTACAAATAGTCCGTCTTGACCCGACGACTTTTCGGCATCTTGAAGTCTTTATGGGTGAACAACAGTTGCGTGATGTCGTAGAAGTTGTTGACGAAATAGTTGTATCCGCGTTCAATGCCCATGTCAGCGAGTTCGTTGATAATCGTGGGTTGTTTGACATTCGGGCGGTATGTAGAATCACAGATCCACTGAATGACTGAATAACCGGATTTCTTGAACCGCTGATTGAGCATGTGCCAAATCGTCGGGTTAATCAGGGAAGCAACTTTCTCCGGAGCTCTGAACCAGACGAGTGGTTCGATATCCTCATTAATGATGGATTTGACGGGTTTGTGGCAGTATTCACACAGGACATCAATGGCGAACTCCCCTTTAGTACGACCACAATGGCAGGAGGGCAGTATGGATATCATGTCCGACGAGTAGTGAGTCATGATCAAGTTGCGGATGTAATCCCGGTTATCTTCAAAGACATTGCCGAGATCATTGATGATAATGGGTGGTGACCGGAGTTGAGTGACCAGCTCATTAAAGTTGACAAGTTCTTGGTAGACTGGCATATGGTATCTCTCTTGTAAAGTAGGTTAGGCTATATAGTCATGCAAACGACGTTTTTGTTGAGAATAGATTTGCATGATACGACGAGCAGTGATGTCGTACAGACGACAGATGGTCTTGTATGGAATGTCGGCTAAGACGGCGCGGTAGATGTGAATGTTACGAGCATAGGTATCGTAACGGCGTTTATTCAGCGTATAACTATCCGGAGTCGTCACATAATGGAGTTCTCGCAGATGAGCTAATGTCTGTCGGTAGGCTTGGATCAGGATCGGATCAGCCGGATCATCCGGGTCTTCTAGATGAATGAGAGCCGATTCGATATGGGTCATCGCTTTTCTCAAGTGGGCGACGGTGTGGTTATTATGAAGTTCGAGTGTGGCGGTCATGGATATCCCCTAGGAACGTACCGTATTACTATATGACAGCATAAGTGACTGCACATAGGTTATGGTCGGTGAATAAAAAAGTACGGCATAGGCCAGGAGAGCCCAGATAGGCTCTCCTGGCGTTATGTCCGTGTGAGTTGAGCCGTCCGTGGCCCGCTGTACTTAATAGCGGTAGTAGGACGGTTGGTAACCTGCCACCGGGGCCTGATAGCCGTAGTCACGACCCATAAAGGTCTGACCGGCTGCCATACCTGGTGAGAGCAGGGCATCATTGACGAAGTTACCGACACCGCGTTGTTGATTGAACTCAGCAGACAGGGTCGGTGTCTGGATGCGGGTAGACAGACCGGCTTCTGAACAACCGCGGATCAAGGCGGCTGTGAATTCCGTACTGAACGTTATACGCTGTGCAAAGCCGGTGAACACGGCATTGTCGTGCGTATATCCTGATATCATCTTCCGTCGTTCCGCCAATCGAGAAATCAGCGGTATTTCCGTGCGGTAGAACGTATCTGACCACAGCCGTATCTGCATCGGGTCTTTATCTCCAATGAGATTGGCGACGGCCAGGTAGTCAATTGCCCGAATATCCCGCTTAAGGCCGTTACTGTCGGTGTAATAGCCCATGTGGATACGGTTGTTCACGTCCGTGAACATGGCCCCGGACGTAGCATTGAAGTGCCGGCTGAACAACCCGTTAGTCAAGCTGTCGGCCGCTTTCATGATCACTTCCTGTGCATTGGGATTGCCATTAGCCGCTTCTTTAAAGACGGCCAAATACCAGGTCTGAGGCCCACATTCCGGTACATCCAGGGAGATGACCAGACCCGGCCGGAACAGGCGGGTGATCAGGGCTCCCAGATCCGGCAGCTGAAAGCCATCGGACTTGGTGTCGATCCGCGTGCCAAACCCCCGCTGGTCATTTTCCAAGTTGGCATCGATGTTAAGTGCACCGATGTCGTACATGTCAATGCCTTGGGTATTAGGCGACGGCCGCAGGGCCTGAATCCAGTTATTGTCATCCCGGACGGCCGTCGCTGTCGCCAACCACAACAGAATGGATGATGGAGTATAACTGAAGTTGGACGCAATGTCCGTTACAATGAGACGTGCTACATATCGCTGCGTCGGTACATTGTACTGCTGAGGTTGATAAAAGTTGTACCCGGTGACAGGGGCCAACGGAGCGTAGATCACATCGACAAAACCTGACAGAGACGAGATGGTCTGTTCCCGATTGCCGGCATTTAGGGATTGTGCCTGCCGCTGATCCTGCGAAGGATTGCGCTGTGAGGTAAACCTGACGATGATGTCCGACCGCACGGGTTCACCGACGGCATTGTCCAGCTCCTGCCGGCTGAACGAGACATTGCAGATCAGACTGCTGTCATAGCTGGCTGATGCCAAGTTGATGTCCATGAAGCCCGGTTGGTGAATTTCAAGTTCTACCGTAGCTGCCATACCGGCGCTTAGTGCTAACCTTTTCACCAGATTCTTATCTTCCGGGTTGAAGCCGGATGGAATCACGCAGGCATCAGCCATACGGTAAGGGCCTACCGGGAAGTGTTGTTTCACCTTTTCCAACACTCTTTTATAGAGTTCATCATCCATCGCATCGCCGGCGACCCGTATTATTTCCACCTGACGGTTGTAGACCGTTTGGTATATGGCACTAGGGCGTTCCCCAGTGGCTTCTATGATCAGTGTGTGGTAGGCGACACCTAAGTCAGCTACATTCTTCAGCTTCACGCAAACCACAATGGCCGAATAGGCCAATGCCGTATCGACTGTGTTGTCGATGTTGATGAGTGCTATCTCAAACTTGGGATCGGCCTCCTTGTAAATATCCGCCAAGGTCTGATGCATCTTGGTCAGGTATTCACTGCCCACGCCGGGCGATATAGGGGCGGCAAACAGACCGCCTGCATGAAACGACCACGGCTGACGGCCGGTAGATGCCGGTGTCGTCGGAGTCTGAGGCGGTGTGGGATGGATGTAGCCGGTCGTACCGGTAGCTGGGGTCGGACGTATGTTTTCGTCTTTAATGGCCATGGGAGAGCTCTCCTATTGTGTTACGGTTTTTCAGAATATCCTTGCATGCATGCAGGCTGCGTGAGGATCCGTCACGCAGTGTGACCCTCTTTCTGAGGTAGGGTCCTATTCAGTATATGGCTTTAAAAAAGCCTAGAATCTATATGGCGTGCATAAAGACCCTCGTAAGAGCCGATCTCTCGTCAATACTAAACGAAAGTGGCGTTATGATCTCTTGATCATAAAATTTAATGCAGTAGTATGACTGCACGATATTACGACGACGAGTCATGTTGTAGCGATTATCCTCCGTAAATAACCATCCAGCCGTATGAGCCGGATGAGAGTGGATTTATAGCCGCTCCAAATGATCGGAGGGTGTACGTATTTTTTTATGGTACGGTGGGCCGTTTTATCGTTTGAAGGGTATCCGTTTACGGGGCTCTCCTTATAAGCCTGACCTTTTTTATAGGCATTACCATGTTGGACTTGTTTTCTTCACGCCCGGTCGCCCATGTCACCGCGATCAGTGATCCGGCGTTCCCCTACTTACGTACGGCGTACCGACGAGAAGTGACTGATATTATCAATTACTACCAACAACGCGTCTATGCCGTTAAGAACAACCATTTGTTGGCACGCATCCTGTATGCCTTAAGCATCCCGATGCAATACGAGACGTTACAATACGCCAGTGTCGCTGAGACTCGAGCGGCGTATGTCGCCAACAGTTTTCGTTTAACCAGTGAACTCACCGCTGGTCGTGTCTTTGAAGGTGTCTTTTATGGACCAGGCTGTCCTGAAGTCATCCTGCACCGGGAGTGTTATTTTGATCCACTGCGGGCGACCCAACATTGGAAACATCTGGCGGCTGTACAAGTTCACCGACATCCGCAATCCCATACTGGACTGTTATTACCGAACGGTAAGGCGACGTGTACGGAACAGGGTATCGCAGTCCTCAGCGTCAACATTGCATTATTGGCTGTGCAATACCGTGGGTTTGTACTGGAGCAATACCGTCAGCAGCAGAATGGAGCGACAAGTCTTTTGGGCATCAACCACTTCATTCACATGTACGTACTGCCGAATATGTTGTACAGGCATGTGGATTACCTTTTGCTGAACCGTGTACTAAACCTGTACTACGGGGCCCCTATGGGACAAGCAACATTGAAGCATCCATTTCTAATTTACGATTACAACCAAAAGCTAGATCACTCTTTGTCGGTGTATCTGAAGCAATTGAAGAAACGTAATTTGACACTGACGGACACACTGATGAGTCTACCGGCTGTCTATGCTGAGCAGCAGCTTGCTGCTTTGCAATTGCCAAACTATGCCCCGACACGTCAAGTGGAGTGGGCCATGGTATTGAGTCGACTGCCCGTCATTCAACTGTTGGTTGATCTGAGCCTGAGTCATACTGGACGGCGGGATCGAGATGATTTCAATGCCTTACGCCGCTTATTGACTCGGCTGTTGCGGGATCAAAGCCTGTTGGGGCATTTACCGGCCGGGCTGGATATGCAATTACAGATTCAGTTACAAGCACTAATAAGGCAGATCAGTGCGTAAAGTATTTCAGTAACGGATAGGCCGAGATCAGATACCGTCCCGACGCAATGATGTATTCTTTAATCTCAGGGGTATACGCAGTGGGAATCAATCGACTGCCGTCATACACGATGCCGGGTGTGATAAGGCCAGTCTCTAAGTAGCGTTCGATAGCCAGTACATCCGCTTGCCCTCGAGTCTTCTTATCAGCATGTTCAATAGTCAGATTCATCGCTTCATTAATAAGCCCCATCAGTTCTATGTACGGTACGTTATTTTGACGCAATTGCTCTAAAAATGCAATTGCATCCCGGTGTTCATCTTCAGTCACCATCATCGTCCACTCTTTCGTTAAAAGGTAATCACTTATGTCTGCACTCGCTACTGCATTGCGTGAGATTCATTTCTCGATCCCAACTCGCGCTTTACAAGAAGCCTTTACACCGCCGGATGCGACGTGGCGTAAAGCTCCGATCAGTCTGGATGAACAAATCATGGCAAAAGTATTACGGCCTCGTGTCTTATCAGACTGCAACTTGATGGGTGGAGCCTACTGCATAGTCTCCTTGGAAGGCCTAAACCCGACCTACGTCGATACGTACAGCATGGTGTACGAAATACCAGGTGATCGGACACAGTATCGGGATATTATGTCGGTTCTATCGATCGGGTATTTGCCATTTGCTGGAGCCTACAGCGATATGAATCCCGGGATCGGTATGGTCGCACCCCAGAGCATCACATCATTGTCCAGTGCCGCTCAGCGGGTAGCTGACAGTGTAGGGGGCGTACCGCCGATCTCCAACGCCTATGTCGAACTGATCGGTGCCCGTAGTGTGTTGGTTCGAGATCAGGCTCGGGTCACTTCATCTTATATTTTACGGTGTATGTTAGCCAACGATGAGCAGTTGAATAATCTTAACCCACGGTATTGGATCCCGTTCAGTAAACTTTGTGTGTTAGCCGTACAGGCTTATATTTACAACGAACTGTATATCCGCATGGATCTGATGTATTTGGCCGGTGGTCAAGAGCTGGGTGCATTTAAAGACTATGTCTTGTCCCTTAGTGAGGCCAACCTCAACTACCAGACTTACTTATTGGAAAAATGGCAAGTCTCTGCTTTTATGAACGACACCAACGCCTACCAACGATTTATCAAACTGCAAATCAATCCCGCTGTCTGAGCATCATATCGAGCAAGTAGAGCTATACTGCTCTACTTGCTCTATGCCGTCAGTATCCCATTTCTGAGATGAGCCATTGTTTCTTACAGTAAAAGCCTAACGACTCCAGTACCAATCGATAGCCATTGGTCAGTTCCAATACGACCCGCTTAGTATCCATGATGGCTTTAAGTTCTTCAGGGATGCCGTGCGATTGGACATGATCGAGTGGAATGAGAAACATACCGATCGTCGTCTTTTTGTTTAACCGCATCCACGCTTCTAACCGTGACGCTAATTCACGATCTACAATAGCCTGAAGCCATTGTTTGACTGCCGTCTTATTTTCCAGCTTAGTGGGAATTTTAATGGCGACATACGGTGGAGGATTCACCGAGCCGTACTTCGGTGCAAAGACTTCTTGCCACAATGTGTAATGTTGAAACGGAGATTTGTCAGGTGGCAGGACGTACCCGGCTGCATCTTTGATCATCATGCTACGGCAATACTCTTCATCACCTTGCAGCAATGACAATGTGATCGACCGTTCCACATCCCCGATACTGCGCAATAGTTTATACAACGAGATTTTCTGACCACTAGCTACGGTGTCCAAGATTCCTCGAATAGTCGCATGAGTATTTTTAATCAGACTCACTGGACTTGCGCTGCTGATGAGGTGTACTCCTTTGGTATCGTACTCTGGTTCGGCATAGACATTACCTTCCTGGTATATGGTGCGAGCTGCATAATGTTTAGCTTTACTAGTGAGCATAAAGGCATCCCAGATGTATTCCCCTTTTACAGCCAAGACATACAAATACTCTTTGGGAGTATTCATATTGGCTGACAGGATGGCTAAGATGTGGGCCATCGATTGCGTGGTCAAATACGCGACAGCAGCTGCGATCCCGAGGGAGGTCGCATTGACGGCGCTGTTGCCCTGATACCACTCCACCCACTTATCGACCGAATAACAGGAACTGTCAGTATCGCTGAGCGGGACGACCCGCCGTAGCATGTGAGGGATCTGGGCGATCGAGGCCGGCAGATTGTCCGTGAGAAAGAAGATGTCGATCAAGTCACGGTATTGGCCGATGGTATCGTAGATGTGATCAGCCGTTCCTACAATAGCATCTAGTACACCGGCCTCCGCCATCTTATCGTAGTTCTTACCCATGCCTTTGATCTGCATCGCACAGACCTGGTGGGAGAATAACACAATGTCTTCGTTGAGGGTCTTGACCCTAGCTAAGCTATTCGGTTCAGCCGTGGTGACGATGGTAGCCAACGTCTGTAAAAATGTCCGTACACAGTCTGAATTAAAGAGGCGAAGATGATAGAAATCACCGGTGTACACAAAAGCCGCCCGCTGTAATGGATCTAGCGTCTCGACATACGTCCGAATCGTCTGTAAATACCGACCATCTCGCCAATACAGATCGGTAGAATACTGAATGACCTGCATCATCTCCTCGACTGTCGGGTAATGTAAGGCGTATCTTGTCATCACGGCTGTCATCGCCTCTCGATCGGTATGAGTGATCGTAGAAATGATGTTATTAATGGCAATATCGGGCGACCAATAATGGCGGTTACCAGCCAGCATGCGTTCATTGGTGGCATTACAAAGTGAGACGACAGTGCGAGTGATAGAGGTCAGCGTGCTGTGTGCAGTAGGATTGTACAGCACCGTACCTTCCGTACCAAATGATCCCGACATGGCATTATTATAGATTTTCTTTTTGCTCTGAACGTTTTCCTGATATGTATGTTCAGCAAGATTACCTTCAGCCTTTGCCTGGTGAGATTTCTTCTTAGCGATCGAACGGAGCTTTTTGTTCTTTTCTGTAAAATTCACCAATATAGATCGGCGCATCTCAGGGTGCAGATAGACAGTAAAGCTTGGGGCTAGAATGTAGCCGTTGCGGATGACGTTCTGAATGAAGTGACTGAGGGGTGTCTCTGTCACATGGTTGTCTCCATTGTCAAGTCGTTCATAGTGACGGATGACGGGATCGCGCATGTTAGGAAACGCCTGGGTCTTCAGCGCATTCAGAATATAGGCACGGCATGCATCGAGTGGATCACCAGTCATGCTGTTTAAGTAATGAGTCATTTGATCGATATACTGGCCGATGGGATTGATCTGGCGGGTATAGGACTCAGTCGCTTTAAGGAAAGGATTTTGTGACATGGTGTAGCCTGTAGTACGGTAAAGGATCCATCACGATAACGGAATACCGTAAGAGAATATTGAAAAAAAAATACTAGCGCATAAAAGGAGCCCCCAAAGGAGCTCCCTCTCTGATCGACTTATCCTTGGATGTAAGCCGGCCGACTACGGTCTTTCAGCCATCTTCTCCCTGCCTTCACCATCCGTGTTACAGGATCAGTCTTTACCCTGTACTCCCATCTGTGGACAAATAATGAGTTTATTCCCTTTCTTACTAACTCCGGATGAAGGATGGTGACCTTCTTACTGTTAACTACAGAAAACGGCTCTCCGTAGTTCAGGCAGTACAGAAAGTCCAATTTACCAATTAAACTATCCTCATCGACTCTAAAAATAGTTTCCCCTATCCACCCATGGTTGCTGGGGGAGATGTCCTGTATCAGCCATGTGTCGAGGCCGATTTTGGCCAGCGCCATCAGGCGCCACTCGCCATTAGGACTATCATGAGCTCCCATGATAAATACTTGCGCACGGGGCACGTAGCCCTGCGATCGGAAAGATGCTCCGATTTGACAGCATATGATCGTGCCAATGAATTCATTTGCTTGCTTCTTATCCATTATTTTCACCTCTTGTAGTGTTTGTGAGACTAGAAATTTGAGCACAACGCTCATAGATAATATACGGGATTATAAAAATCTGCAATCGTGCTCCTGCGATACAGCGGCATAAATGCCAGGACGCTGCCTGGCATCATCACTCTAAAAAAAGAGCTGCTCTGGCACCATGAGATAACAGAGCAGCCAAGTCATTACAAGAGGAGATTGCAACACAAAACCAAATCGAAGTATACCTCTATTCCTTTACCCCACTAACAGAGCCGTCTCCCCGTACGGGGAGACGGCTCTATGCCGTACGACGTTCGAATGTAACGTCATTTCACCATCTTCCTTATAGCAGCCAAATAGGAAAAATACTGCTTAAGTTATCGTCGGTGTAGGTTTTTTAGAAACGCGGTCTCCTACGATGTGTTCTACTTTGCATACCATAAGTTACACCCTAAAAAAATATAGGGTCTTAACAGGCGCACCGTTCAGTGCGCCTGTAAAACCTAATTCCCTCCATTCAATGGATCAAGGCTAGTATATGGGATTATAAAAATCTGCACTCGCCCGATTTAAAAAACGAGCAGGGCGATACCACCTTGATGCAGTATCGCTCTACAGTCGACTCACTCCGGGCCTTCATGGATATCCCACAGATCCATGATCGCTTCGACCGTACACAGCCAGTCGCCGACGGTCGTCTCATAGCCCTCCCCTTCCATGTGCATCGGAATAAGGATCCGGGCTTGCATGAGATCGGCGATGCTGTAATCCAACCAAATGGCATGCCGTCGACTGCGCTGCAGTGTACAAGCCAACAGCCGGAAGTCGATCCGTTCAACATTCGGTCAGACTTGTACGTACAGGCCGTCATCCTGATCCGGTCGGTTGAGGATCCGGACGACAGTCAATCGATCTTCGGTGGCATAGAGGACATCCATATCCCCTTCAAACCGGTCGCCGTACAGGTCGATGATGCCTTGTATGTATCCCAAATCCCGCGGACTAAACGCTACTCCTTTAATGTAGTTTTTGCCGTTACGATAACGGTGGGGTAGGGGCCGCATGCGATTATCTCGTTATTGCCAAGGGACAGTAGTGGACTCACGGGTGATGACTTTACCGGTCGGGGACAGAATAGCCCACTGCTCTAAGCCGTCTGTCATCTCGGGTGTCCAAAACATCTTTAACAGAAACTCCGCCCCTGAGAAACTGACCCGTGGACCGTCCACACCGATCCACCAGCCGGACTCATTCATATAAATGGCTTTGGTCTGGCTGCCGGATTTGCACTGATACCCGGCAGTGGCGTAAGCCGGTAAGCGGTCTAACGAGCCTTCGCTGTTCATCAACCACCGGACGGGCGGCAGGTGTTCAAAGTTATAGACCTTCTCGGCCGTGATAAAGCGCATTCGTTGCATTTTAGCTTGGATGACCGATAAGCCTACGGCCTGGGGTTCGTATTGTAGGTTGAGGTACATGTTACACCTTTAGGGTTTGATACACCAACCAGACGCCGTGTATGAGAGCATACGTCTGGACGTATAAGTGCTAGGGTGATAGAAATCAATGACATCTAATAAAAGTCATTCATGCGCTGACCGCTTGGGTTTTGATAGTGAAGCCGCTGTACCCCATCAATGTCAAGGTATCACGAATCTTTGTGGCGTCTTCTGCAGTCGCCACCGGGATGGTTACCGAGACTGTCATGACATCCGCTGTGGTGATCGAATTGGAATCTATCCATTCATACGCTAAGATCTCCGTACGTTTATCCGGCGATTCCAATAACAGATAAGTGTACTGTGTAGGATCTTCTTCGGTGCCCGAAGGAAGTAGTGGGTAAACGATCCTGGCTTTCTGGCTGACGGCATCCTGCTTGATGGCCATCGAGTAGTCCAGGATGGCTTTTATTTTACTAGCTGTACGAGACCCACCTAAAACCGATGGGGCTAATGTCGTAAAACTATACCGGCGATTAGGGACAAACGTATACATGGTTAAAATCCTACAAAGTAGTAAGGGTCGTCGCCGCTGGTCAACACCAGGCTATCCAACGACGGATGGTAAAGGATATACTGGACTTGCGACATCACCTGAAAATAGCCTTGATCACGTATCGCAAAATACACATCTAATCCAAACGCTACCGTGAGCTTCTTCAGTTCATGAACGAAGATGGGGTTAGCATTCAGTAGATTGTGTTTGAGTAGTCTATCAATATACGGTAGATCTTGCAATTGCTTACCGTATACTTGAAAGTCCGTGGTAAAAGACGCCATGATCTGGTTGATCAATTCTTCGTACCACTGTTGGGCTGTCCAGTAACGAAGGTCCTGCATCACGTTCTGAGAGCGTCGTAATGAATGCAATCCATTATCGACGGCGTGTACCGTCCACTCCGAGATGAGCTGATGCACGATATGCATCAGCCCCTGTCGAAATGTCTTCGCAATACCATGAATATCGATTATGATGTACGTTGGGAATTGCGTCGATGTCGATAATGGTAGTCCTGTATCAAAGTGTGCTGTAGTAACGTTCCACATACGGTAAACTCGGATCTGTATCTAAGTGTAGTAAAAACTCATCCTGCTCTGTAGGTGATTTGACCATAAACCCAATTGTATCCGGCATCTCTAACCACAGGTAGTGATACGGCAATAGACCGTGTTCGTGATACACTCCACATTCCCCTAAGCGCTGAAAGATTGCATCGATCAACAATCCAGTACTGACAATGATCTCTTTCGTGGAATGGGGAGGTCGGTAACGGCCGCAGTCATCCAACAACGTCTCGATAAAACAATGGCGTAAGATTGGATAATCCTCTTCAATCTTAAACAACTCGAACAAATCGGTACAGAAGGCATCGATCATCGCACTACGACGGAGATGGACATCCTTGAGACAATCGTACTGATCATTTTGTTCCATCTGACACTGGTAGAGGCTGAAGATCGGTAACGTCCGCAAGCTGATCGGTGAGGCCAGGACCAGGCAAAGAGGTGGACGTAAGAAGTCAGTCATAACGACCTACAAGGTGCTTTAATGAGCACATCCGAGGACATATAGTGACGCAAGTCCGATCGGATCAGCAACATACTGTACCGATCCAACCACCGGTGAAATAAATACTCACCACTCAAGCCAGGCATCATTCTTTCCATATGGTCGTAGATCTCTATCAAGAGTGTATCAACCGTGAATTCGGCTAACGTCATAAACCGATCATCCATCAAGGAGTCATCAACACGTTGATAGAACAACTCCCAAAATGGCTCATCAAAATCTTGGTAAACCGGAATCGAAACGATAGTCTCTACGATCAGGTGCAATGGAAAGTACTGATACAGCTTAAAGCGGGGGTCTTCAAAATGACGCAGCCACTGCATGTCCATCGTGACAAGAACAGGAGCCTGTCGGTAATCCCGTCTATGTAGCTGACGGGCACTGGGGCGAGTAGGAGTTGATGTAGTAAAGGCCATAAGGTGCCTCGCAATGACTAAGGAGCCCAATCATCTAAATAGATGCTGTTGGTGTCAGATAGATCCGGCAGACCGAGTTCTTGTAACGATTGAAGTCGGTACATCTCACGGTCCCAGTCCTCTGACTGTTGCCGAGTCCAATCAACGATACGAAAGTCTTCAGCTCGATCGATGATCACATCATGCTGATGACGTTTAACGAAAAAGATAGACCACACTTGGTTATCTATAAAGTCATCGACCAGTTTGATCAGCTCAAAACACAATTCTTCCAATTCATCATACCGCACCCTATTGCGGTACATGGGTTGAATGTAATTGCCTATCATAGTCTCTGATGTAGGATTCCAATCGTGATAAACCCGGCGGCTAATTCGTATCTTGATCAACAACACTGCAGTTTGAATAGCCCGTACCGGTACTTTCGGTACCGGACTTAGAAACCGGTGTTTATGTTGCATGATGTACCGTGGGATAACGACTACCCCACTGTCATCGACGACCGCTTCTCGGACTGCATCCAATTCGGTTAAAGGGATTTGCAACGGATATTGCGATTCTGCATAATACCGTCCCGTTTGCAACAACGGTACGATATCGTTCATAACGTAAATACCCGGTTCAGGTGGTAAGAAATACGGCCCAATGTGATCCTGCAACCGCGGAATGTACTCCAGTAACGGGATAACCAGAGAAGCACGGGGTTCTAACATGGGCGCTATGTCGTACGGATTCATAAACTGCGCACCAGAATGAGTTGGCTGTACGTCACAATAGCTTTTAGAATTGTGCCGTTAGCAAAATGCAATCCCTGCGTGTTAATCCAATACCCCATGTGCCGATCCACCAATGTCTTAATGGCAGGAATTCTGTAAATTGTTTTATACAAGTCGTGGGTCAGATGGTTGGCCATTTCAACGAATTGACCACGGTGGCGCAGTACTTCGACCAAGCTCTCCTGGACGATCCAGTCAAAGGCTTCTTCGATATCTGCAGCCGTCAATGGTCGGAATGGTGTCAAGACAAACCATTCCGACTGAATCGCCGGTAAGATTCTCGGCGTGACATCGCCGAGGTCAGCAATCAGTATCGATTGCGTGCGGTATAAGTTCATACGTGTGGACTCCTCTTATTCTATCACATATCGCGTATCGCCGTTTTTTTATCGATAACCGGTAGGCATCCCCTCGAAATGAAAAAAATAGCGTCATAGACGGTTTAGGAGGCCTTTACGCACTCCTAAACCGTCATAGGCATTCAGCCGCTATTACAGTATCAATCCGTGTTCATTCAGCTCCTCATCCAGATGGATCTTTTTCGTGATCGCACTGGTAGTATGCTCATCGATTTCTTTGATCAGTTTTGTCAACCGATCGATGACGCTGGGGAAATACCCGGCGACTGTCACGATGTGGAGTGGCAAGTCGACCGTGATGGCATCTTTGAGTTTATCGTCGATGTAGCCCGTGGCACGATAGCCTACCGGGATCCCGATCGCTGCATCGGTCTGGGCATCGGAAATGGAGACTGCCGAGATCACATTATGACCCCGAGCGATCTCGACATTCTTGGAGTAAAACTCCAGATGCGACAGTTGGGGTTCGATCGCCGTCACTTTCTGATAATTCAAAAAGTTCGACAGATCCGCCGAATCCAGTTCGTGGTTCTGTCCGGAAAAGATCGCAGCCAGCAACACGATGATGGTCTGGACTTTCTGATCCACGCTACCCCGCGGTGTCGCCGAGCTGTTCTCGTAGTAGACCATGTTGACCGGCTTTTCTACTTTACGGGCACAGGCTTCGTAGCCTTTAAGGGTTTTCATGGTGTTATCGACTTCTATGCGGCTGTCGGTACTGCCAATTGTGATGACGATTAGCTGTGCGTCTTTGGTCATTAGTTGACCGGCGACGATCGGACCGATGACTGAGCCAGAGCCCCCAGAGGCGCTGTGAACTATGACATTGATATCCCCGGGCTTGTACCGATGTAAGATTTCTTTCGCCCGCTCAGCGATCGCTGACGCATTGCTATCACGCTTCTTGCCAGACCCATCTCGATCTTCGATCAAATACACCCGCTCATCCGAGATATCCAAGCCAGCTCTCTTGAAATTACTGGCACTCGTATCTATAAATACGGGTTTAAAGGCGGCAAAGCCGTCGCTGGGCCGATCGGCATGCCGCATCAGCTGCGACACGATGTTGATGCCGGCCCCACCAGCTGCGTAGATATTCATGGTATTCATTCAGGTACCTCTTTGGTTTGGTAATGGATTCAATCATTCAGCGATAAAGAGCTCGGTATGAACTCCTTATATTCGGACATCGTCGATTCGACTATCGCGACATAATGCGTTAATCGTTTCGACCGGTAGCCAGTATAACACTTCAATGTATCTCGACGCGAGACACCGCGTTGGCGACATTCTTGCAAGACGCCTCCTCCGACTTTTACGGCTGTCGGGATATGAAACAAGTTGCAAGATTTGACTCGCCGACAATGGTACCTGGGCATGATTTGCATCAGCCCCATCGCACCTTGACGACTTCTGGCGTGAACATGAAAACGAGACTCGGTCTGCATGACACCCACGAGCAGACTCACCGGCAGATGCTGGACTCTCGCTTGTTCATGGATCGCACGAGCGATCCGTCGTGCCGTACTCTTTTTCATTTTGCTTTGAGCCAAGATCCACTTTTCAGTTTTAATTGGGCTCGCTGCATAACTAGTCAGAGATACTGACAAGCCGATCAACAGTACGGATACATATTTCAGTAAGGTCATAAAGCCTCCTATCGTTTAAACTCAAGCAAGATAGACTACGGATGTCAATCTCACCGGTAGTATATGATGCCAAATTCCTCTTGAATATAAGGCTCATCCAGATAAGCGCATCGTCTAAAAAAATACATACGCCATAGTGGAGGGCCATTAGACCCTCCACATAACAGGCTCACTCGATTAATCGACCTAACTTTCTACGTCCATCACGATCGTTGCTAGTTTACTTAAAAAGTAACGGACACTCTCAGCGTAATGATCACGATTCTCAATGTCTACCGCATACTGCTCCCGCTCAGCTGGAGATGCCGTACGCGAGTCATACGCCGCGATCCGATGCATCCGAGGCCGGACACACCGCATACCCCGCCGGACGTCCTCGGTCAACGGGACACCCAGATAGGCATCTGCCGTCTCGATAGCAAGATCACTCGCTATAAACGCCATCACCCGCCCCCAACCGACCTCCGGTAATGGCGGTACTACCGGTGGCAACACCAATGACTCTAACGTCTCTAAGCGATGCTGATACTGATTTACCAGTTCAACCTCGATCTGCGGTAGTCTTTTATTTAAGTACGCATCGATTCGCTCGATCACTGCCGTACTTACCCGCTCGATAGTTTCCTCTGTCGCATTCTGTGCATGCATACATGCCTGGATCTCCTGAACGATTGGATCATTCGCCCAATCTATCATGACCGTTTCACGCAGACTATTTTGCACGATCATCGAGACATCGATCGGCGTCACTGTTTGCGTGGTGATCTCACGCCCACATTGTCTCATGGTCATGATCGTCAGCCCCCTTCATACGCCCTAATCCATACTGTGTCAATCCCGTACGGACCACCAACCGCCCGTATTCATCCGTATAAAATTCCCCTATACCTATACACCGGTGAGGCTTATCCTCCTTATACTCCTCGATTGGCTCTCCTTCCACCGAAATCGATAGATCCGACATGTCGCCAGATGTCTTTAAGGTGTCTGTCACTGCCACATGGGCCTCATCTAACACAGATGAGACATCGATAGGCTCGATCGCCTCATGATGTATGCTAGCCAGCTTATTCGGTATAATACGTAATGCCATCGTCATCACTTCTCTCTTGTTAAAAAATACAAAGGGCATAAATGACCGATCCCTCACGGGTCGGTCATAGCCAATATATGTCGGTGTTTTTATCTTCAATCAATTCTAGCATCCAACGCACTTTATCGATATGCTCGGTCCTACTGACCTCACATGCCTACGGCTCTTAATGTTTATTCTATACCTACCGCCACCCTCTACCAGAGCAAACCTAAACATTAGAATAAACAAATATAAACTTTATACACATAATAGCATATAGAGATAAAATTTTATTCAATACTGCTAATAATTTGGACGACTAATTTCAGTCGGCCGCATGAGAGCTCATGGACAGAACGAGCGAGGCACGAGCGAGAGATGGACAGGAGATCGAGTGCATTAAGCCATCACAACACCTACTCTAGTCTTAATTTATAGACTCAAAAAGCGGGAGGGGGGGGCGAAGCCCCCCCCTTCTGATTTTTGCTCTATATGAAATACCCGCAAGTAAACATACAATAATAATTTATTTATTTTTTTATCACCACTGGAAGCCTAGACATGAGCACCGCAATTACCGACTTACAGCTGGATCCAGCTTCTGATAGTCAGAAGGATGTATCGCAGACAACTGTTAAAGAATCTACAACAGAGAAGTCCTCTGCTACTCCGTCTAAGGAAAAGACAGTTGAAACGATCGTGCTGGATGGACCATTATCGACGATCTATACTCAAGCTTTGCAAGTAGCCTACTCTAAGCAACGTCCGTTGCAGGATGATACCGATACCACAATAGCTAAAGAGAAGATGGCCATCGATGCGAGTATGATGGGTGTTATGGAGGTAGTGGATAAACAAGCCGTGTATAGCCCGAAACCCTTATACATCTATGTGACGGATGATGAACACTTGACGGATAAGCAGGCGGAGACGCCGTCGACCGCTGAGACGTTTGATCGCTTACGGGTAGCGACTGAATCACGGCAATATAATGGCATTTGGTTCTGTGCAGAAGATGGGTACAAGTTAAGCCGTGCACAATGCCTTCTGAGCGATTTTATTCAGCAGTCGGGGGGTAGAGTGTTTTATAGTAAAGAGAGCCTCTGGCGGGCTCTGGGACTGTGATATGGCCACTCTAAAGCAAGTCTTCGATGAAGTCTTTCGGCACGTGAAGTTTAACAGGGCTTTGGCGCATCAGCAGTACCTGTTCCATACCGGCTTTATGAACAAGAACGACGAGCATTTGCTGTTCTTCAGTGGTAAATTGACAGGGGTGCATTTTATTCGCTTCACCCCAAAGGACTTCGATGTTTTTTACAACGATCTGCTGGATGTCGATCTAGGGAATGTGAAGCATGCGATCTCGATGGTCGAAGCGATCGACCCGCGCTGGGTGATCGCCAGTGACGCCTTTAACTTAGTGACGATGTATATGGTACATCGGTGGTTAACGACGCCGGCGTTGGATGATAAATCCCGAGAGCAGGCAGCGACCGGTGCAGCAATAATCTTCTTCTATCGATCCGCAGCAGCGATGTTGAACGAATGGTTTCGGTATCCGGTCGATGTCGCGTTAGCAGAAGCGACGTATGCGAACCTCAGTAATCGGTTTTTGATTCGTAAGTTAGACAGCTGGCAGGATGTGATGCTGTATAGGGCGACTGAGATCGTTAAACAAGAAAGTGTACACCGGAAGACGTATGAGTCGTTTAACGACGACTATGCAGTCGTCCAGCTGGTCAACGATGCCCGGGGACGAATGGCCGACATCATTAAGAACATCTACGCCGAGATGATGAAAGCGCATAAACGCGGGGAGCGATTAAAGACCAGCAGCGATATGTCGGTGAATCTGGACGGCGACGAGATTTTAAAAGACAAGAGTCACGGGCTGTCGGATTATTCGCAGTATCTATTCTCCATCATTCACGATGAAGCCTCCTTTATCAAAGCGGAGTTGGTGGATATCGTAGCCAAGATCATGCCGACGATGCAGACGCGAGGCTTTCGAGCGTGTTTAGAATGGATGAGTGAGTATTGCGGACACAAGCAGTATGATGTGATTCAAGACTTTATCGAGCTGACGTTGATTCACAGCTACCATTACTTCTTGACCCATGAGTACATGGTCATCAACAGTCGGGATATCTCGGGCCTCCTGGGCCGTCTGAAGAACATTTATGTCAGTAGCCGGAGTACCGATGTCGATCTCATGAAACTGCGTGAGATGGGCTCTCAGATCGTCCAGCATGCCACCGGTAAGACCAACGAACAATCGACGGCGGCGATTCGGACGGGACTGTTACTGTACTTGACCTTACGGACGTATACGCGTCATCATTATGCAGGATGACAAAACTGCATCACTTCCGACTAACTCAGAGAGTAGCATGACTTCACCGAAACAAAGTAAACAGCTTTACATCAACCTAGACCAATTTATCGTCGATCGAATCGATGGGCCTATGCGGCATCAGATGGCCTGTGTGACTACTAAAGAAGTAAAATACGATGTGGTCGATATCAATCCGTTTTTTGATCGGCTAGTCCGTCCCCCAGAGGGCTATACGGTAAATATCTGGTATGCTGACTGTTGGAAAATATGGCAACGTTCGGCACGCAAAGCCTGGCTGATGGATCAATTGTTACAGTGGGCTAAAGATGCACGACACCGTCAAACCTTGGCATACGAGCTAGGCCATGGGTTTCTGCTGCTTAATCCAGCATTTGCTGAACAGTTGATTCCGCAGTGGTGTGCCAGTATCCTAAACCGAATACAGTGGTGTGGATGGGTGCCAAGAGCCGTCCGCAGTTTCGATAATTCGGCGGGTTTTATTAACTGTTTTCCGGTGATGGAAAATGGCACACTGATTCAGGTATTGCTATTGCGGTCTGGTGAACTTGTCGCACTACAGAAATAAAAAAATAACGGCATAGAGCCTGCTGGAGCTTTTACGCTCCAGCAGGCTCTTATGTCGCTATTACTCTAACCACATATCGGTGACAGTCTCTGTCGAATTGAAGGCATCGGTTTCCAAACTTGGTGCATCCTTTTCTTTGACCATGTGATAGCTAAGGATCCAAAACGATCGATCCCAGCGCTCCCGGCCATTTTCGACTGGGACGGCATAGACGTACAGTCGATTGATGGATATCTCAGGTCGCAAAATGAGATCTCGCTTGGCCTCTACACAGTCCTTATCATCGATCAGCTTCGGGATGGCCGTGACGTTGGCATTGATATGAGCGGTATGCACCGCTTTGATCGCTTCTTCACTATTACACAACAGTACGTGATAATCCATACTAAGACGGTAGTCCGCCTGACAGGTGAATGAGGTGATGAGAGCGAGTACGAATAAAAGAGTGCGCATGGGTATATACCTAGAAACAAAGGATGGAAATATCGGTCAGGCACAGTATATGCGACTGTCCTCTTTTTCAATCCAGGCATGGTATAGACGTTTTAATCCATCGAGAGCTCCTTATGACTATTTTATTTTTAGACGAATGGTCACAGTACCCGAGTGCCATTGTTGACACTGCGACTGTGAATACCTCGTTCATCCGTTACAGCGCCTTGTTGCGCGAGATGAACATTAAAAACCATGCCTTTCCTTTGCAGTTACACAATCCTTTGTTGCAGGGGGTCAATCCGTTTGATGCAAATTTGACACCTGAGCAAATCCTGATGATCGCCATCGAATCTAAAAACAATGTATTTTACTTCATGCGTGAAGTGGTACGTGTCCCGGCACCGGCAGGCCCCGGCGTGACTCACCTCTTTGCCAACCGTGGCAACATCGCTTTATTTTGGTTATTTTACAATCACATCATGACGATGCTGATACAACCGCGTCAGACCGGTAAATCCGTCTCTACCGATGCATTGCAAGTCTATTTGTTAAATGTCCGCTGTCAGAACACGACGATCAATTTGTTAACGAAAGACGATGCCCTACGCGCCCGTAACTTGGCACGGATTAAAGACATCGCAATGGAACTCCCGTGGTACATGCAGCGACGCAGTAAAAAGGATGTCGCCAATACTGAAGAGATTACGATCGCAGCATTGAAAAACAGCTACAAAGGGTTTTTGCCTCATCAATCGCCAAAGCAGGCTTTGAATGTAGGCCGTGGTCTGACCAGCCCGATCTTCCACATCGATGAATTGGCCTTTCTTTACAATAACGAGATCATGATCCCCGCTGCATTGGCCGGCGGTGGTGCGGCTCGAGATATCGCTGCGAGTCGAGGTGAACCGTACGGTACGATCATGACCACGACCGCCGGTAAGAAAGATGACCGGGATGGGAAGTATGCCTACCAGCGGGTCGTCAATTCGGCTATCTGGTCAGAACACTTTTATGATGTCGCTGATGCGGCTGCACTGGAGCACGTGATTCGACGTGCCTCCCCCAAAGGCACCTTGGCCGTGAATTGTACGTTCAGTCATCGTCAGTTAGGATATACGGATGAATGGCTCAAACGTAAAATGGAAGAATCTGGTGCCGTAGGCGATGATGCCGATCGTGATTTTTTTAACCGTTGGACTTCAGGTACTCAACGCCTCCCGTTACCGATTCACCTAATGGAAAGGATCCGTGAATCCCGGCAGATCGATTGTCACACCCAGATCAGTAAACCATACGGCTACGTCACTCGCTGGTATATCCCGGAAGCCCAATTAAAACCACTCATGTTACAACAGTCGACAGTGATGGGTCTAGATACGAGCGATGCCGTCGGTCGGGATGATATTGGCATGGTGATTCGTCATGTCGTCACCGGTGAGATCGTAGCTGCTGGTAACTACAATGAAACAAACTTGATCACGTTTGCAAAATGGATTGCAGAGTTGTTGGAACAGTATCCAAAAATGACATTAATAATTGAACGGCGCTCATCTGGGGCTTCGATCCTGGATTACTTGATACTGCAGTTGGTCAGTAAAGGTATAGATCCATTTAAGCGTCTCTACAATCGTGTCGTGCAAGATGCAGAAGAACAAAAGGAGCGGTTTAAAGAATTGCAACGGCCGTTTCATATGCGGCATCAAGAAGTCTATACGCAATACCGTAAACACTTTGGTTTTGCTACATCTGGGAGCGGCCTGACGAGCCGTACCGAGCTATACTCGACCATACTACTGGCTGCAGCAAAAAACACCGGAGATCGCGTCAGAGACACGATACTGGTGGATCAGATTTTAGGCTTGACTACTCGTAACGGTCGCATCGATCACGGGGAAGACGATCATGACGATGTTTGCATCGCCTGGTTGTTGACGTATTGGCTGCTGAGCAATGGCAAACATTTGGACTTTTACGGGATCGACAGTCGGGTGATCTTGCGAGAAATCAATTCCAGTGATCCGGAAGTCGCCCCTGAAAACCTCTACCAGAAACAACTGCAACGGCAACTGCGGACCCGCATTGAGCAGCTCATCGCCGTCATTCAGAATGAGCACGACCCGTACATCAGTATGAAGTATGAACGGGAATTGATGGCACTCAGTCAGGACATCGTGTTAGAAGAAGGGGAGACGTTCAGTGTGGATAATTTGCTCAAGGAGCTCCGTGAGCAGAAGCAATTGCAGAACTCGAATCATAAGACCTCTGTCATGGGGTATAGGCCTCAGGGAGCCTCTCAGGGCTACTACCATCGATCTCCTACGCGAGGGAGCATATACTTTGGTTAAAAAAAAGAGAGGTGATAGAAACGCCCCCACGAGGAGGCGTCGGTAGTAGTGCGATGGG